ATGCCGACCGTCAGACATTCTCGTGAAGTTCAGGCCCGCCGCATGCGTCTCGCATTCGAGGCCGCGTTGGCTCGTGGCTGGGATCGAGAGATGGTTTGCGCGCAGGTTGGCATCTCAATATCCACATTCACGCGGCTCTGCCAGGAACGCCGGCGATTGCGGAAGCCCCCAAAACTCTTAGAGATCAACCGATGAACCCATCCATTCCCGTCCCAACGCCGGCTTATGCTTCGCTGGTCGCCGCGGCGACTCTGGCCACCGAAGAGCAGATCATTGACGAACGCGCCAGCGGACCAACTCTCCCGCCAGGCGCGGCCGCATTCCCTCGCATCAGCCTGCCCGTTGAGATGCTGGCCGAGACCGTGGTCAAGCTGGCCCTGGCCCAACTCGCGAAGCAAATCGGCGGTGCGGCCGAAGACTTCGTCGAGACCCACAAAGACCGGATCTTGCGAGTCGTGCCCGGTGCCGTGCTCGACCTAAACCGACATCTCCTGGACGTGCTCCAAGACTGATCCGACCGCCCCTCTGAATTCTCGCTCCCCTCTCGACTCGACACCTGGTGATCACCTCATGAGCGCCGCGCTGCCGACCTACACCCGAATCTGCTTTGAGCGACAAGCCGCTATCTCGGTCGAGGCCGGTGTAGCCCATCAAAATCGTCTGTGCTTATGTGGTGATCATCAGCCCGAACGCGCCGCGCTACTTACGGCCAGCCACTGGAACCCTAGTCAGGTCCTGCGGATCAAGTTCAAGGGTGGCACGGTCGACGCCCGCAAAGACTTGATGGAAGCGGCGAAGATCTGGCAAACGTATGCCAATATCCGTTTCAAGCAAGTCCTCGTTGGCCAGGCCGAGATCCGCGTGACCTTCGATCCGCGCTCCGGCTCCTGGTCCTACCTCGGGACGCAATGCCTTTCGGTGCCAGGCTCACAGCCAACCATGAACATCGGTTGGCCCAATGACCCCGCGCGAGACCTTCACGAGCTCGGCCATGCCCTCGGCCTGGTCCACGAACACCAGCTTCCCGACGCGGCAATCCCCTGGAATCGCGATAAGGTTCTCGCCTACTACGCGGGGGCACCAAACTACTGGCCGGCCGCGCAAACGATTGCGAATGTGCTTGATCGACTTGACTCGCGAACTCTGACCAATGGGGGTTACGATCGGCTCTCGATCATGCAGTATCCCGTCCCGCCGGAACTCCTGAGCGATCCACGGAAAGCCATCGGATGGAACCTCGCCCTCTCGGAGGGGGACAAGCGGTTTATCTCAACCATTTACCCGCGTTGATATCAGGTGAAATCAAATCAATCCGACCATGCCGAGATGGGAGGAGATCATGAATGGTCTGGTCGACGGCATGCCGCGTGGCGTCTCGATCCCGCGTGGCTCGTTTCCGACCCTGGGAAATCTGGCGCGGAGCGTCCGATCAATGAGCTGGCCAGATGCCCTCACGTCCTCAACCATCGCCTCGTCCGTGTGCGGCATGGTCGCGCAAGCCGTTGACCTGCCCAGTCAGGTCACCTGGTCGTTTGTTGCGCTCTCGCTGATCCCATGCGTAACGCTCCTGATCCGCGCGGTTTACAGCTACCAGGTCCGCAAGATCGAAAGCAAAGAGCGTCTCGAAATGATCAAGCGTGGACTGGTTCCGCCCGCCAGCCGGATCGAGCCGATCGGCCATCCGGAAGAGCCGAGAAAGGGGAAGGGTTGATGGGCCGCACCGGAACCAGCAAGGGTGACACGAAAGCCTATTGCGAGTCGCCTCGCTGCAAGACGCCAAGCTCGGCGGTCAAATATGACCGTTTGCTCAAGAAACATCTCTGCAATATGTGCTGGGTGAACACGCCCATGCCGAAACCGCCCGGACGGTAAGACGACTTCGAAAGTTATAAGTCAACTCCGAAGCCTTTACGCCGTCTTGCGTCGACTTATAAACGACTCATAGACGGCTCATAGATCGCGACTCAGTGCGGACGAAGACGACATGGCTCGACCGAAGAAGGTCATTGACGAAGAACTCGTTGCCCAGCTTGCTTTCGACGGTGCCAGCAACCGCGAGATCGCCGCAATCGTTGGATGCGACGACAAAACGATTGCCAACCGTTTTTCCGCATTGGCTGCCAAAAAGCGTGCGGAACGACGCGTCCAATTAAGGAAAGCTCAGACGTCTGCCGCGCTTGCCGGCAACGGCACGATGCTTGTCTGGCTCGGCAAGCAAGAGCTCGACCAGCGCGACCGAATCGTGGTTCAGCCTCCCTCGGATAACACGCCGCGGATCAAGACCCCGCACTATGACAAGCGACTCGATAGCGCCAAACGAAAACCCAAGTGAGCGGGTCGATATCCGCCTGGTCCGCGCCCTTTCCGAAGGCTCACTTCCTCGCGACCTCCTGATCTGCGGGCCGGCCGGCACCGGCAAGACCTGGTCGATCCTCTCGGTGATTCATCAGCTTGCCGCCGACTATCGCGACCTGCGAATCCTGTTCGTTCGCCAGACGCGGGCCAGCCTGACTGATTCAGTCATGGTGACGCTCGAACAGGAGATCCTCCCCGCCGATGGGCTCGAAGGGGTTGCTCAGGGCGCGACGCGCTCGCACCGGTCAAGCTATCGGTATCCGAATGGATCCGAAATCGTTCTGGCCGGCATGGACAACCCGACGCGAATCACCTCGACCGCGTGGGATCTGATCTTTGTCAACGAGTCGATCGAGCTTCAAGAGGACTCGTGGGAGACCCTGGCCTCTCGACTCAACCGCCCTGGTCGCGATCCCCAGTGGGGTTATCTGATCGGGGATACGAACCCCGGCGACCCCGCCCACTGGCTCAAGAAGCGGTGCGACAAGGGGCAAACGACCCTTTGGAACACGAGCCACGAGGCCAACCCGGCGCTCCATGACGGTGAGAACTGGACCGAGGTTGGTGAACAGTACCTCGGTCGACTTGGCACACTTCAGGGAACACGCCGCAAGCGGTACCTGATTGGAGTCTGGGCGGCCGGCGAAGGGGTTTGGTTTGAAACCTTCGATGATGTTCACCAGTCAGTCTTGGCCGAATACGACCCCGCCTACCCGGTCCACTTGGCGGTCGACTCGGGCGTCCATACCGGTGCCGTCTGGTTCCAAATCAAATACGACAAAGAGACCGACGAAGCCCGCGTGAACATCTTCGGGGATTACTACTCCGAGAAGGTCCCGGCTTACGACAACGCCAAGGCGATCCTGGCCAAGGGCAAGGCGCTGTGCGGCGGCAAGGTCGACCGATGCACGACCGACCCCGCCGGCAAGTCTCCCAGTGCGGTTAGCAACTCAACGGTGGCGAGCGAGTACAAGCGGGCCGGCCTGAAGCCCGACTTCTGGCCGAGTTTCCCCGGTAGCGTGCTGGCCGGCCTCACCCTTGTCGAAGGCTTTGTGTCGACTAGCCCGCCAGACCTGATCGTCCACCCGCGTTGCCATGATCTGATTTCCGCGTTCTCGAACTACAAGCGAGCGAAGCGGGCGGGCCAGTGGATCGACCGACCGGAAGATCCGCAACACCCCTACGAAGATATGCTCGATGCCCTGCGAGGTGGCTTGCTCGACAAGTTCCCGCAAGGCCGCAAGCCTAAGCTTGTCCTCCGCAATATGAACATCAACCGGCTGAGGTATTGACGTGGCGCTCGACCAGAAAAACGGGAATGCCCTGGTTGAACGTCGTCATCCCGAGTGGCGTGAACACCAGAAGCGCTGGCGGTGGCTGCAAGACTCGCTCGAAGGGGGCGAGCGGTATCGGCACGCCGATTACTCGCTGGATCCGACGCGGCCGTTGCCGGTCGGTTATCAGCAGTGGTATCAGGTCGGCTCGAACCGAGGGCGCTCGGTGGCCTGCGGCAAATCCAATACGGATCCAACGACCGGCGAGATTTATCCGTTCACTTATGGCCAGATCGTTGAGCGAAATCTGGTTCCCCACCTCAATGAGATGGGTGAGGCGAACCGCGATCTCTATACGATGCGGCTCCATCGCACGCCGGTGCCGACCAACGTTCCGCGTGCGGTCAACTCTCACCTGGGACGCATCTACTCGAAGGAGATCAAGCGAGCGGGGCCCGCCGACCTCGAAGCCTGGTGGCGAGATATTGACGGCCGAGGCACCCCGTTTGACCGGTGGATGCAAGAGGTTGTTGCTCCGCTCTTGCTCGTGCTCGGCCAGATCGACATGGTTCTCGACTTGCCGAAAGCTGTCTCTGGTCAATCTGTATCGACCAAAGCGGACACAGTAGACCTAAAGCAAGACCAGTGCAAAGCCGGCTTGATCCTTCCCGAAAACCTCGTTTGGTGGCGGAAGGGTGAATACGGCGAATACCTCGAAGCCTTGGTTCTCGAACGCCTCGAAGGCCAACCGTTCTATCGCCACTGGACTCCCGAGTCGAGCGATCTCTACGACCCGCGGGGCAACCATGTCGAGGCGGGAAGCTACGAGCACAAGCTTGGATATGTGCCGATTGTTCGCGTGTTCGATCGCAAGAAAGTGCGATGCTCGAACGTTGGGCATAGCCAGTACGAGTCGATCGCCGAGTTTCAGCTCGCGATCTACAACGGCCGATCAGAACTGATCCTGGGCGACGTCCAGCAGGCTCATTCCATCCTTCAGGGGGATGAGTCTTACATGGGCCAGGATAGCGAGTTCAACCTCTCGCCTGGCAGCGCCTTCCCCGCCTCGAAGGACAAGGCTCCCTGGAGCTTCGTCGATCCTCCCAAGGGCGCCCAAGAGGCCGTCCGGCAACACATCCTCGACTACCAAGATGAAGCCGATCGGGACGCCCAACTCCTGAAGCCCGCCGGCATGACGACCGGCACGACCGTCGCTCAAAGCGGCATCTCGAAGATCGCCGATCAGGCCGATGGCAACGCGATGCTGGCTCAACGGGCTGCAACGCTCGAACGGGCCGAACTACTGGCCTCGCGCTTCGCCCTGGCGGCCATCCGGCGTGCCAAACCCGAGTTGATCGCCGACGAGATCATCGTCCAGTATCCGAAGCAATTCGACCTGTACGCGGCGAGCGATCTGGCCGATGCCCTCGACGATATTCAGCGCGTGATTCAAACGGCCGGGAAGCTGCCCGAGACCGAGACCGAGCTCTTGCAGCGGCTGGCCGCGGTGGCTCTCCCGGGTCTGCCCGACGAGCGACTGAAGGTCATTCGCGACGAGATCGCTCTGGCCGTCAAATCCCAAGCCCAATCCCAGGCTGAGGCTCAACTCGCCTGATTTCCTTTGCGAGCGTAAATATGAGTGATACCCCGCTATTCCCCGAAACTCCGGCGGCGGAAACCCCGCCACTGACCGAGAAGCCCGCGCCTCCCCCGGCTCCTGCCCCACCAGCAGTCAATCCCCTGGCGGCTGACCTGGCTGCGGCCCGATCAAAGCTCGCGGAGTACGAGAACCGCGACAAGACCGAGGCGGAAGCCAAACGGCTCGCCGAAGAGAAAAAGCTCGCGGAGAAGGGGGAGTTCGACAAGCTCATCAAGCAGCGAGACGAGCAGCTTGAAGCCGAGCGAAAGCGAGCGGAAGACACAATCAACCGCTCGAAGAAGCTGGCGATCAAGAGCGAGATTCACGCAGCGTTCGCAGGTCACGACCTCTACGAAGGGTCAGCCGAAGACCTGCTCAAGCTCTGGTCTGACGAGTTCGAGGCCACGGCTGACGGTGACTCGTGGGTCGTTCGCTCGAAGGATGGCCGACCGGTCAAGGATGTGATCAACGAACGGCTTGCGAGCCCCCGCTACTGGAACCACGTCAAGGCGACTGCTCGGAGCGGCGCCGGTGGTGGCAACGGACACGTCCCTGCTCCCACGCCTCCGAGCGATCCCAACGCCGAGCCGAAGAACTACGAAGAATGGAAGAAACGGGCTCTCGGGACCGACCAACGCGATAGCGGCCTGACGGTCGGCCTGGCCGGTCGGCGCAAGCCGAAGTAATCGTTCTTGATTCTGTTCGCCTGTATTTGTGTTGATGTTGATTTGAGCGTAATCGCGTTCGCATGAACGCAGAAAGGTTGACGCCGATGGCGTTCACTTCCGGAATCCAAAACCCCTACACGGTGAACGGCATCACGGTTACACCCGTCTATGCGTTCGCCGCGGAGTGGTTTCTCAATCGCACACCCCTGATTACCCGCCTTGTTCCCAAGGCCGAGGGGGCGGACCGGTTCAAGATCACCAACGACCGATTCCGGCCTTCGACCAATCAGCTCGCTGAGGCGCTGGACGGTTCCGAAACCGACGTGGACGTTGATGACGCATCCATGTTTCAGTCGGGAGATATCATCGAGGTTGACAGCGAGACGATGCTGATCACGGCCGTCTCGGCCAGCCCGTCCAACACGTTAACCGTCACCCGAGGATACGCCGGCACGTCGGCCACGTCGCATAACGATGACTCGATCGTTTATGTGATCGGCAACTCCCGGACCGGTGGCGAGGTGGACGTCGACGGCATCAGCTATACGCCGACCGCCGTGGACCAGCATCTCCAGACCTTCCAGCATCCCTACCAGATCGGGGGATCGCTGGCGACCAACACCGCCGTGGCCCTGCCTGCTGGCATCCCGAATTGGGTTAAGCGCGAGCAGCTTGCCGCGATGGAACGAGTCATGGAGGACGCCGAGCGGACCTACTACTACGGCCGAGGCGTGGCCCGTAACGGCACGTCGACCCGTCCGGCCATGTACGGGCTCCGTTCTCTTTTGACCTCGAACAACACCGTCAGCCCAGTGAACGCGGCGGCGTACAAGCCCGAGGACTTGATCCGCGATACCGTCCAGAAGTGCCTCGACGGTGGTGGCGACCCGGATATTCTCCTGGTCTCGACCGACTTCCTCACCGGGTTCGCGACCTGGGGCCATGCGGCAATGCGGATCGACGCAGGCGAAACCGAGTTCGGCACGCCGATCCGTGTCCTTGAGGTTCCGTTTCTCTCTGGGATGTCGATTGTTCCCGCCCCCTTGCTCCGCACTGGCTCGGTGTTCTGCTTGACCTCTCGTGAGATCACCCAGCGGATCAAGCGAGCCATCCACGACAAGCCGCGTGGCTCGCGTGGTGACGCGGTGGAGGGGGACATCATCGCCGAGCAGGCGATCGAGGTCGAGAACGAGGCTCATCACGCGTATGTGACGGGAATCACCGCGTTCTCGGCGGCGTAATTTCCGCCCCGAGAGGATCCCACTGAACGCCACAAGCCCCGACTCGCTATCGGGGCCCTTCAGGTAACGACATGGACATCTACCAATTCACCGGCTGTTCGCCCTTTGTCGAGCGGGCGGCCGATTCTCTCGGCGTGACCGACGCCAAGGTTCGAGCCCAGGCTCGAACCCAAGTGGCGGTCTCCCGGGCGCAAACCTCGATTGGCCAGGCCTGCGCCGCCAAGCCTGAGCATCGGCAAGCCATGCTCGACGAGGCGATCAAGTGGCGGCTGATCACAGCCATCGCCCTGGCCGGGCTCGACCTGGCCATCGCTGAGGCCATTGAAAAGTTAGGCATCGAGGTTCAAGAGTCCGAGCCTGAACCCGATTCGAACACCGACGATGCCGAGGCCGAGGACGGCAACGACGTCGAAGCCGAAGCCGAAGCCCTTCCGCCTCGCCAATCCACGCCCCGACCCTCGCGTAGCAGGAGTCGATAATCCATGGCGCAAGCCAACTATGTCAGTCCGTCGATCCGTGCGTCGGGCACCACGTTCGCGCAACTGCGAGCCGGTGGCCTGGCGGCGATGATCGCCCGGTTCATCTCGGCCAACGCGGCGCTTTCGGCCAAGGCCGCCCCCACGGTTTCCGCGACTGGCGGTGGCGCGACTGGCGGCCTGCTCGAAGCGGGAAGCTACACGTTCCGGCTCACCGAGGTCACGGGCTTCGGCGAGGGTCCGCCCTCGACGGCGAGCTCGAGCACGTCGGTTTCGGCAACCAACATCCCGCGCGTCACGATGGCCGCCCTGAGTACGGGAGCCTCGTCCCGCCGACTCTACATTCACGACGGGACGATCGAGCGGCTGTACGCCACGGGGATCACCACCACGACATATGATTGTGCCGTGGCCCTGGCCGATTCCGTGGTTCCCACCGCGTTCAGCCCACCGGCCGTCGATTCGTCCGGCGCAAACGCGATCCAAGGGGTGTTGGGTCAGCCAATCCACGGGCAAATGCAAGAGATATGGAAGGCGATCACGGACAACCTCGACGGCTTCACTTCAGGCAAGCCGGTCTCGGTTGAAGAAATCCGCTCGCGACACCTGAAGCTCGCCGCGGCACTCAAGACCTACGCCACCGCGATGGACGAAATCGGCGTCCTCCTGGCGGCGAACCCCGGCACCATCGGCGTGGCCACCAGTCCCAGCGGCGACAAGATCCTCCGGCGGACCTTCTCCTGATGGCCACACTCATCGCACGATCCGGCCCCATTCGCCCTGGGGCCAACCCGGTCCACGTCATCCTGGCTGGCGTGGATACGGAGTGGGTCCAGGGCCTCCCCGGCGAGCCGGAATTCACCGCCCAAGGGGCGGCCATCGAGGATCAATCGGTTCTCTCGGCGACCTCGGCGCTCTTGACACTCGCGATCGACGCTGATGCGACCAGCGTTGTGATCACCGATCCCTCGACCGAGGAAACCGCCACACTTCGCATGTCCGGCCCGGCCCTGGGTCGACTGCCTTACCGGCGCAAACGATGACCCTCGACGACCTCGAAAAGAAATCCGCCGCGCTCGACAAGCTGCGGATGCGTTGGTTTCACCGGGTCATGCCGGGCATCCAAACCCGCCTCGGTGACGCTCACGCCCACGCGGAGCGAGCGATCACAGCCACGCTCAAAGCCACTCCCGAGGGCCGCCCCACGGCGCGGAAGGCGGCCAGTTCCCCCTCGTTTCAAGCGGCCAACGCGCGTATCGACGAACTGCTCGAATGGCTCGCCGGCCCCTCGGTCGACTCACTGCAAGGCTCCATTCGAGACGCCCGCGAAGACTTCTATCGCGAAGCCTTCAAGCTTCACAAGCCACTGATCCCCCCGGCGTTCCTCGTCAGTTCGACCCCTGAGCCGACCGCCGAAAACATCCGACTCTTTCGCGGTGCGCTGATCCACGGTTACGACCTTCGACATGAGCTTTCCGGCCCATTCGACACGGCCAAACGCCAGCTTGCGGCGTCAGTCAATCAGGCTGGCAACCGTGCGGCCAGCGGGTCAATCGAGACCGATATCCTCGACACCTGGCAGCGACAAGCCTTCTCGTCGATTCGTGCGGCTGTGCTGCGGTGTTTGACCGATTCGGTCGAGTTCGCGGACACGGAAGCGAGCCGGGATTTGATCAACCCTGAATACCTGGAAGACGAGTGACCATGGATTTTCGAATCAACACGTACAAGCACATCCAAGCGGTTCAGCGGCTCATGGGAAAGGTTGTTCGCAACCTTTGGGAGCGAATGCTTCTCCATGATCAGTCGAAGCTTGAATCACCCGAGGCAGACTACTTCGACGCCTTCACGCCGAAGCTCGCCAATTCGACTTACGGCTCCGAGGAATACAAGGGCTTCCTGGCGGCGATGAAGCCCGCCCTGGATCACCATTACGCGGCCAACAGCCATCACCCTGAACATTACCGGTGGCGATGCGGCGTGTGCGAGCGTCGGCATACGGATGCTGAGTGGGAGATTGCTCCTCAGGGGCCAAACGACTCCGGTCAACGTTACTGCATGAGTTGCTGCGACAACGGGATGATCTACGAAGCGGCCCTTGTGTCGGAAACCGATAAGGGCCTGCACGGCATGTCGTTGCTCGACCTGCTCGAAATGCTCTGCGACTGGAAGGCCGCAACGCTTCGGCATAACGACGGCGACATCCGCAAGTCGATCGAGATCAATCAGCGACGCTTCGGCTACTCCGACGAGCTCAAGCAAATCCTGCTCAACACGCTTCCGTTGATTGAAGACGGGAATTCCGACTGGGGACCTGCTCTTGGAGGCTGAGGCCACCATGTTCCGCCGCTCCCAACTCCCCGCCGATCTGATCGAGCGCATCCAAACGGCGTTCATCATCTTCGTGATTCTCCTGATCTGCGGCCTCATCGCTCTGATCAAAGCAACCTACTGGGCGCTCGTGCTGTGGTCGGCTCACTGGATGATTGGAGATTGATGGATATGTCGTCGCGTGATGCCGATATCACTCTGGTCGTGAGATGTTTACTCGTTGGTCTGGGCATGTGGAAACTGATCGAGCTAGCCTGGCCCGAGTTCGATTGGATCAACGGAATCTAACTCGTACGTGCGGATGAATTGATGTGACTGAACGAGCGAAGACAGTCGGCGACTTGATTGACCGATACGACAAGATGACAGAGCTTGTCGAACACCTGGATTGGCTGATCGGCACGATTCGCTTTCGAGGCGATCTGTCGGCAGCCTGCCACGATCGATCTCAATCGCTCAAGGAATCCCTACTCCTTCAGATGACGGATACCGCCGACTGGATCATCGCGGCCCTTCAGCCTCTTGACGTCAGCAAACAAACCGGGCCCATAACGCTCGTCCACAACGGCCGTCTTTATGAGATATCGAGGGATGACGATGGCAGGCCAGGCTCGCGGCCACTATTCCAATCGAAGCCTTCGGCGACTGGTAACCCAACCATTTTGCCGGCGCCAGCAATATGGTCCGCCGATCACTTTGCCGGCGCCGGCAAAATGATCCCGATCAAGGTGACTCGACTCATGCACGACCCCATCTATCTCAATGCGGCCGGTCTCGCACGGCTCACTGGATTGCCCGAGACGTGGATCCAGGAGCAGACCGCCCTCGGCCGGATGCCGTCGTTCGAGACCCCTGACGGCCACCGCTACCACGCCGAGCAGACCGTCGAATTCCTCTCCAATCGATTCGAGATCGAGGTCAACGTAGCGTGGGATCAGATCGGCAAAGACCTGGATGAACTGGCCGAACTGGATGCCTGCGAAGCGAATCCAACCGACTAAGCCTTTTCTGTCCCATCAACCCTCACCGGAATCAACATGCGAATCCCCTTCGTCAGCCCCCGCAATTACTCCCTCGAAGCCGAGGCGGTTGACCCCAAGCTCGCGCTGGCCATTGCCCGGCGCGTCCTGGCTCACTCGGCGACGACTCGGCACGCGAACACACCGGCCGAGCAGATCAAGGCCCTGGAAGCAATCCAGGACTGGGAAGACCTGAAGATCAACGGGGACATCGCTGCAAGCCGGCCCACGTCGGCCCCGATCTTTGATCGGTCGACCCTGCCGAACGACGTGCGAGCGCGTGACCTGCCCGCCTAACTCATGCCCCGCTTCAATTATGTCGGCCAGCCAGGTGAGACCTGGACTAACGACACAGGCAAGGTCCAGTACCAGTTTCACGCCGACTGGCGGAACACCTGCGGCTTATGCGGACAGCTAGATAGCCAGATCGGTTCAAGCTGGCCCATCCCCCTACACAGGGGCTGCCGGTGTTCCCAGACAGCCGTGTACCCTGGCCAGACCGCCGAGCCCTTCACTGACTTCCGCGAAACGATCCGGGGCCTCGACCCCGAACAGCAAGCCCGGGTCGTCGGTGTCTCCAACCTCAAGCTGATCGAATCCGGCGTCGTCGATTGGTCCGATGTGGTGACCAGGGCGAGAATCCGCGATCTCAACGAAGTGGTTGCCCGTCACAAGCTCACCGTTGCCGACCTGACGGAAGCTGGCGTCTCGAAGCACATCGCCGAGGAAGCCTATCGTTCGGTCCACACGCCAGCCCATCAGTTGGCCGCAACGAAGCGACAAGAGTTGATGGATCGGCTGACGGCCAAGGGCTTGGAAAAGGCCGACGTTCGCCGCGCCCTGGCCGAGCGGTTAGCGGTTCGCGTTGGCATCACGGGGCCATCAGGAGCCAGCCAGCCGAACATCTCCCCGGGCACGCCGATGCCTCCCGCGTCCAGTCCCGTCCCGGTTCCCAAACCCAAGCCATCGCCGAAGCCGAAGAGTTCAAAGAAGAAGGTCCCGCCGAGTCCCATGCTGCCGACTCCCATGATCGCAGGTGGTGGCGATGCACCGGTTGATCGAGCCTACCTCGCGAGCCTGGGCGTCAAACCCGAGGCGATCAACGAAAAGCTCGGCCAACCTGTTCCGCCTACCAAGGCTCCCGAGCCAAGGCCCACGAGCGATTACAAGCGGTTCACGAAGATCTCTGACATGGAATCCTGGGGCAAAGCCCACTTCGGTGAGTGGGCCGAAAGCGTCGACCCCTACGAGGCCGAGGCCCTGGGGTTGTACGGTACAACCCTTTATAAGTGGATGAACGGCCAGCTTCGCGGACGAACGCCTGATGAGCCGATTCCCCTGGGTCGAACGGCCGAAGACCTCGCGGAACTCAGTCGGCACGCCGCGAAGGCGTTGAATCGCGCCGAGATTCCGGCCCCCGTCACAGGCTTCCGAGGGGTTCAGGATTTGTCGCTCATCGGTGTGAGTTCGAAGGAGCAGCTCATTCCGGGGCTCCATTTCACCGAGCAGGGCTTCAGTTCAGTTTCGCTCGATGAATCGATCGGGCTTGAGTTTGCCACGAAGAATAATCCGCCGACTCCCACCTTGTTCGAGGTCCGGATCGACAAGGGGATGTCCGGCGGCTACTTAAACGCCGGCGAATTCGCCGAAGCGGCTCGCGAGCGGGAACTGCTCTTCCCACCAGGGGCGGAATATCGTGTACTCAGCGTCGACGAAATCGACTTTGAGGGCCAGAAAGTGGCGAAAGTCGTGGTGGAGCGCGTGAAGTAATGGCTCGAGACTCGACGAAATACGAGTTCGATCTCCCCCTCATGAGCCAGTGCGCGTACTGTCAACATGCGCTCCCTTCCGGCGGCTGCCTGGCCTATTACGACGGAATTCCCGAGGTCTTTTTGACCAACGAACTTGACCACCGCATCCCCTCCGAGGGGGACCGGGGGTTCATCTTCACTCCACGCGAAGACGCCTCGTCCGAAGCCCTCAAGCAGCTCTACGCGGTTCTAGACCGACTCCACGAATAATCAGAGGTCGCACATGACCGCACCTGTTCGCCTCTCGGTCGTGTATGCGACCGACGAGGATATCGTTGCTACGGCTGGGGCTGATTTCGTCAACCTGGCGGCCAAGTCGGCACGGCTGGCGTTGGGCGCTGACGGGTACTTTGATGTCCCTGAGCCTTGGACGCTTCGAAGTCCTTCGACGGACTTCCTCGCGCTCGGCGTCACGAGCAACATGATCATCAATCTGACCGGGCCGAGCAGCCACTTCCGAACCAACGAGCTCCTGGCGGTCGACTCGGCCAGCGGGGATTCCCTTGTGTTGCGGTGGCCAGGCCAGGCCCTCAATGTCGGCTTTCCCCCTGGCCGAACGGTCAACCTGGGCGAAGCGACGGGGGTCAAGTTCGAGATCAGAACCTTGTCCGCACAGATCGAAGACGCGTGCTACGAGATCAACGAACGCTTCGGCATTGATCCCGCCAAAGCATGCCGCTCGCCCGATAGCATCTACGACCAGCGGACGCTCAGGAATATCACCGTCTACTGGGTGCTGGCCAACGCTTACGCGAATGGCACGCGGGACGAGAAGGGGGATTGGAGTCTCAAGGCGGGGCGGTACAAGGGAATGCTCGATGACGCGATTGCCCGGGCATCGGTTCGCTGGGGGCCAACGGGCGACTCCCAACCACCGTCGAATGTCTTTGGGGCGAGGTTGAGGCGCTGACATGTCGACCGAGTACAACATCTACAGCAATGCCGGTGACGGCGGCCCCATCGACTACTCCACCCCGGTCGACACCGTCTCGGCCCTAACATGGGACACGTCCGCACTCACGGCCGGTACCTGGCGGTTCGGCGTTCGCGCGTTCGACACGGTCTCAGGCCTCGAGGAATCCAATGTCGATGCCGTGGTGACGATCGTGGTGAATGGCGACCTCGAAGACGTCTCGGCGGTTCCCCGCGCTCCCGCCGGTCTCTCGGTCGTTCCCGGCCCTGGCGGAACGGCACGCGTCGCGTGGATCTGGCCTCGCGATCGCAATGGTGTACGGGCCGCGAGCTTCAACCTCTACGTCGGCACTACACTAGACTACGCCACTCCTGAGGCCACAATTGCCGCCAATCGGGCTGATGGGCGCTACGAGACGACCGTTTCCGGCCTCTCCGATGGCATCACCTACGCCATCGGGGTTCGGGCCGTTTCAGCCCAAGGCCTCGAAGAATCCAACACCGTCACTGTCTCAGTCACCGGCGACACGACCGCTCCCGATCCCGTGGTCGGGCTCACTTCCTGATTCGAGAGTCGAGCGAACACATGACGATCCCCTTGAATAATGCGAAATCGCATTTGGCGTCGGCGCATGCCTCCGGCTCGGGCACGCTGGTCCTGATGGCGGGCGAGGGCGAGTTCTTCGGCGAACCCTCTCCCGAGGCTCCAATCCGGGTGACGGTTGCCGCGCGCTCCACGCTGTCCAACGGGCAGGTCGGGCCGACATCGCTTCGCACTATCTTCCGTTGCGAGGGACGCGACGGCGACACGCTCACGAATCTGACCCCCATTGAGGGGACCGTCGACCGAAACTACGGACGATTGGATCCGGTCGCGAACTTAATCACTGCGGGGGAATTGACCGACATCTCGGCTGGCGCGACGGCTGCAGTTGATGCGCTTGATGCGATCGCGGTCAAGACAACGGAGATATACGAAGATCCCGATTGGCTTACCAAGATTGCCGCTAGCAAGGTGATTGGCGATATCCCGCAATCCCAAGTCGAAAACCTGATTGGCGATCTGGCTGATTGCGCCAAAACGACCTCGACTTATGCCGATCCCTCTTGGCTCACGTCGCTCGCGGGCTCAAAGATCACGGGCAACATCTCGGGCAATGCGGGCTCAATTACTGGGTCGATTGCTCAATCCCAGGTGACCAATCTGACCACCGACCTGGCCGCGAAAGCCGCATTGGCGGGGGCGGCATTCACCGGAGCAATCTCGGCTCCGCGATTGGATTGCACGGCGAATAATAGCGGTCTTTGGACAAGCAATTCGGGAACGCGAATCTTCACAGATGGCTCAACCACATGGGTGCTTAGAGCAACTTCATCGTTTGCCATCCAGGTGAATGGTACCAATTACATGCAGTTCGATACGGGTGGAGGGCTTCGTGTCTATCAGGCAATGCGACTGATTGCAGTTGCCGATAACACGGCGCAGAGCGGTGCCATCTGGTGGAGCACTAATACCGCCGATGTCTTGTACGCGAAAACGCCATCAAACGTTACTCGTACAGTCTTGTTCAAAGAGACGTTGACGTTACCCGAAATGGCTGACGCGAACATTCCAAGCGGTGGACTTGCATGGTCGACCACTGAGGCCGGAAAGCTGAAAGCCCGCTCGCCTAGCGGCACTCTTTCGACACTCAATTAACACAGGTGAATTCATGCCAATCGAAGCGACCGAGCCAACCGAAATCACGGCGGTCTATGATAAATGGGCGTTCACAATTGCCACGACGGCCTATCCTTGCGCTAAGCCAGGGGAGGCCGAGCCCGCCAAGGTGTCGCTGATCCTGAACATTGGAAAGTTTCGTACCAGGGCTGAGGATAATGTCGATGAATTGTCGCCGCTTCCGTCTGACTACAAGGCGACAAGAATCGACGACTGGTATAACGAGGTCGCCACCAATCCTAAAGCGGCCGCGCTGATGGCGGCCGCTATGGAATTCGTCGAGGACTATGCGGACAGAAAGGGCCTACTGTAATGCCCACTGGCGATCTGGCCCAAGGAAATAACCTCCCGCCGAACTCCGGCGGCGACCTGGTCACCCCAGCACCGGCTGAGGTGGGGCTACGGGATTACTGGATCCTCGAGGCAATCCGGGATCTCCTGCTCGAAACCAACCAGTTCGATGATGTTTATCTGTCGGGCTTGCCGGAGAACCACGGTCACTCGGCGGCGATGCTCAAGGTGGCCGTGCTCGAACCAGCCGAATGGAACGAGTTCGACGAGCGCGACGACCCGGACGACGTGCAAAACACGGTACGCATGCAGTTCCGTTTGACCTTGCTCGTTCGCGACGAGGATCCCGTTCAACGAGATAACGAGGTCGATCGACTGCTCGGGGTCTGCAAGAACATCATCGACGGGCAGGACATTATCCGGGAGTCCACCATTCGTGGCTGGAACAAGCTCCGCAAGGGCAAGTGGGAGCGTCCGGTGGCTCCCGAGCGGCGCATGACAGTAGTGGGGGAAGTGGCTTACTTCGTGGACGGCGAGACGGTTCACGACGAATTGGAGTGATATCAACATGGCTGCAACTAAGAGGCAGATGAACTGGTCGGGGGTGACTTTTACCCCGCCAGGCGAGACACCGGTCTTGCGCACGGCGACCGGTGTTACGCAGGTGCAAATCGCCGTGGGCGGATCACTCGTCAAGTTCAGTGGTGACGACGACCGGTTCCCGACCACGGTTGTGAATGATTTCAGCGACCCGTCGATCGCGATCACGTCGGCCGATGAGAACTGGATCTTCTCGTTTCCCTCAGGTACGCGGGGAACGATCGCCGCAACACATAAAGATGCGAAGGGGGCTTCGGGCGGCAGCATCACCTTTACGATGATCAATGCGGTGGCCGAAAGCCCCTCGGCGGGCGGGTCTCACCGACAGATCGGCTCGGGCACGATCACCTTCTATGCCGAGAGCGCCGACGGATCCACGAATCCGTTGTCGTTCGCTCTGGCCTGACCGCGGCGAACACCTCGAATTTACTCAGCACTTCACACCCCATTCCGGTTTACCCATATGAACCACGCGAAGCCTGACGCGATCCTGTACTCAGAGCAGCTCAAGACCGGTGGCAATATCCGCGAGCGTGTCCGCAACATTCAGACGCAGCTTGGCCCCAGGCTCGGCGGGGACCAGTTCACCACGCTCGGGCCCAATGCTGGCGGGCGTGTCTACTCGCGCGACGTCGGCGGCGGGTGGTACCTGGCCACGCTGCGACCGGACGACACCTTGAACTACCCCAACGACCACGAGCTGGCCAAGCAGCCCCGGTACAAGTGGGAAGAGCAGCCGGACGGTACGCGGCACGGATATCTCTTGGAGAAGGCCGAGGGGCCGACGCTGGAGCCCGTCGAAGCATAAGTAAGTAGTGTTTCATCACCAGAGCCGGCTCGCCCGGCTCGTTTTTCCATATCGAGATTTGCATGAGCGACGAGAAACGAATGCCTCTGACCGAGTCGGCCAGGCGGCGCGAGGACTTCAAGCCAGGGGTTCCCATTCGGTTGTGCAACGGGGAGACATGGCACTTCCCCGAGCCCAGGATGCGGTATGTCCCCAGGATGGACGAGTCGGGCCGCATGATCATGACGGTTGGCCGGCCCGCGTTCGGGGACGAGTTGGCGCCGATCCTGGATCGAGCCTTCGAGGCGGAATCGGACGTCGAACTCGTGGCCAGCACGGCCGAGTTCGCATACTACGCCCTCAGGCAGAATTACCGGCTCGAGGCGGACGAGCTTCAAGAGCTCGTCTACTTCATTCCTGGCGACGAGGCCAACTTCGCGATCTGGCAGGAGTTGTTTAAGTTTGCACGTGGCGATCTGTTCGCGATCGAGGGGAACGAGGAGCCCCCAAAACCTTTGGCCGTTGGTTGAAAGCGAGTCTCTTGGCCAACGGCTTGGATCTGAATCGGCTCACGTTCCGCGAAGCCCTGGACGTGGCTGAAGTGTTGGTCGCGACCCGCCGCGCGATCCCGCCCCAGAAATGGATCGACAGCATGATCGACGCAGCCGAGGTGTCTCGGCTTGATGGCATGTTCTGACCCGCGAGGAGCCGTCATGGCCGAGAAAGAGTTGGTTCTCAAGCTGAGGTTGGACAAGTCGCGAGCCGAGCAGGACGCCAGGGCCTTCCATGCCGCCGAGTCGTCCCGCATCGACGCCCAGACCGCCAAGTCGGTGGCGGCCGAACGAACCAAGGCTGACGCCGCGACCCGGTCGGCGAAGGAGCGTTCTGCGGCCAACACCAAGGCGGCCGATGAGGAGAAGCGAGCCGTCAAAGAGGTATCCGACGCACGCACGCGGGCGAACGAACGGGGCCGAGACGAACTTGGACGGTTCACGGCCGAGGCGAAAGCAAGCTGGTTCACGACCGAGGGGGCGATCAAGAACGCCACCGGGGCGCTAACCAGCTTCGCGGGGCAGATGATCAGCCTCAACACCGCCCAGGCCGTGGTCGGGACCGTCGTCGAGCACTTCCGCTCGATGCGGCGAGAGATCATGGAGTCGGTCCGCTCGCTCGGGGAGTACCGCGAAAGCCTGCTCGAGCTGGCGGCGCTCAAAGACCAGACTGGCGACACGACCACGACGCTCGCGCAAGAGGTCGCGTTCCGCGCGCGGACCCTGCAAAGCCAGCGGGACGCCACGGCGTTCCAGAATGCCGCGCTTGGCTCGGGCGAGTCGGCCCTGGGCGTGAATATCAGCCGGGAGCAGGCGACCCGTGGGTACGAGCTGGCCGCGCGTTCTCAGTCGGTCAAGGGGGGAGACGCCGCGGTGTTCGGTCGCATGATCGGCATGATGCCGATGCTCATGGGAGGGCAGAATCTCACGGGTGAACAGATCTACGCGAAGAACGAACAGATTCGCGCGATCCTTCAGCCGGGCTCGGGCACACCGGGACAGCTAGCAAACCACGTTTTGACCAACGCGCCGCTCGTCACCGGCGGGATCTTCCGGGACATCGCCGACATGGCCGCGCTAACGGCTGCGTTCTCGACTCAGAACGAGGGTGGGGCGGGAACGAATGTCGAACAATTCACGCGTGCGACGGTCGGCAGCCTCGGGCGAATGCGCGGGGCGAACATCGAAGGCTTGGTCGAAAAGCAGGCCGAATACCTGAAGGGATTGGGCGCCTCGGACCAAATGGACCCGATCCAGATCGGCAAGCTGATCGCGGGCGATTTCGCGGGCCAGTCTCAGGCGGCGGCCGGCGAGGGCCGCAAGTTCGACCCGTTCGGGTACCTGCAGCGCCACGGCTACCAGAACCAGGAAGACATCATGGCGCTGATCAACTTCAGCGGCTTGATGCGGACGGGTCAGTTCACGGGCACCTTCGAGCGATTGGCGAACACGCGAATCAATGCCGGCGCGTCGATCGAGGAGGTCAACCGAATGCAGGGGGCCGACCCGGTCTTCGCGAAGCGCTCGGCGGCGTTCTCGCAAGAGTTGGCCCAGATCCAGAAGGCGGCCGGCAAGGAGGAAACGCTTCAGACGATGTTCATGGCTTCGCACGGCGAGCTAGCGGGCCAGAACAAGATCACGGGCAGCTTTGACGAGGTCATGAATCCGGGCTGGTTCGACCCGGGGGCCTGGATCTATAACCCTCGGGCCGAGGTCCAGATGAAGGCCCAGCAACGCCTCGTGGCCGAGGCGCAGAGGGTGGGCTTGAGCCCCAAGGTGCAATTTTCAGCCGGGCCGATGGGCCAGGGGCAAGTTGAGCAGTTCATGGGCGAGGATCGGCTCTATGAGCTCGCCAAGCAGGTGCGAGCGGCCGGGGGCAGCATCACACCGGGGGTCAACGACCAGGCGGCCGCGACCCAGGCTCAGCTTGAAGCGACCAAGAATCTCGCCACGGCCGCGCAGAATTTAAACAACGCGGTCGAGGTCTTGAGACCTAAGAACACCCCGCAAATGGCCCGGCCATTCGTGCAATCACGTTAAGCGAGGCGCGTCGATGGCTGATGACAACTCGAACATTGACGAGGTTGGCCAGTGGATCAGCGGCATCCTCGAAGGCATTGATTTCACAATGCCTGGCGCCGACCAATCCCTCGGCCGCGACATGGCCGGCGTGGTGGCCAACGGCATCATCGACCGATCGGTCCCCGACGCTCAGGCCCCGGATGGTTCAACGTGGGCGGCGAACGAACCCGAGTACGCCGCGCGGAAACGGGCCAGATACGACGCGGATCAACCGGGGATCTTGACCGGACAGATGCTTTCCCTTGAATCCGTCAAGGGCGAGCTTACCTTGGCTCCGGCCGAAGTCACGATGAAGTACGGCACCGGCGAATCCGCCAAACGGGCCCGTAACGGCGCCGAGCCACCGAAAGCCAGCGACCCACCCACCGATCGGCAAAAGGCCGAGTGGTTCACCGAGGGCGGCCGGCCATTTTACGAGTTAGACGACCAGATCAATGAGGCGGTCGTCAAGGAAGCCGAAGACGCGATCGAGAAGCATCTCGAGGGGCTTTGAGTATGGCAACGTATGACGGACTGAACATTTTCGGGCGGTCCGTGACGATCACCCACGTCATGAACCCGACCGCCGAGCAGACGAATGCGTTCTTCGGGCTCAGTGGCACGCAGGCTTTGTATGGAGGCCATCGAGGCCGTGCATTCGAGGTGACGGGCGTGCTCGCGGCGACCAACATGGTCGACCTTAACCTGGCCGAGGATCTCTTTCTCTCGCATGTCGATGGGATCGCGCGTGTGCTTGTGGATACGAGGCTGCGCGTCTGGACAGACGTCTTAATCGACAGTTTTCAGCCTCAGGGGCGGGTCTTGCTTGACTTCCGCGGCTATTACCAACCCTACAAGGCTCTCCTGAAGGGGCTTGTGTGATGTTCGATCAGAGCAACATCGACTCGGTTACGGCGGCTCCGGATGGGCTTGACCTACTCGTTGCGTGGGAAAGCTCCGAGCCGGCCGGCACACTCTTTCAGGTCTATCTCGACCATCGGTTGACCTGGTCTGGGTTCGAGCGAAGCGTGCATGTCCCGCTTCCCCAGGGCCGCAACGTCCAGATCGCCGTGGGGGCCGTGGGCGATGACGAGGGGGAAGCCGATTTCTCGGGCTCACTCGATCCGCTCAGCCCAACGGTCAAAACCTTGCGATGGGAGGGGGGGACGTTTCTGGCCTCCGACATCGCGGGGTTCAATGTCTACCGGGCCGATTCGGCAGGCGGGGCCGTGAATTACGGGCGGATCTTCCGCACGATCCCCGCGTATCCGGGGGGGATCGTTACCGACGGGTACGGCATGGGCGGGTATGGCCGAGGGGGCTACGGCCGATCAGCGAATGATTATCAGTGCGAGACTCCCGACCTCTCGAACGGCTCGTGGGCGTTCGGCGTGAAGCCGGTCGACCAGGTCGGCAACGAGGGCGCCGCGGCGACGACGACGGTGGTGATTGACGCACCGCCGAGGCCGCCGGCCGCCGACTCCCGGGGGCGACGGCTGCGCTACAGCTATGACCCGGATACGCAAATCGCGACCTTGACATGGTCCGCTTCACCCGCTTGAGGAAACGATGGCGATCACATACACAGACGCGAATATCCAGAAGCCGGCGAACAACGATCGGAACTGGGATAGTCCCTTGAATGAGAATTTCGACCTCATTCAAGATTTGCTCCCAGGCCTGTCGGTCACGTTTGCCGAGGTTCCATCGGCATCATTGGATGTGAAGGTCTTGCCCGGATCGTTCCGTAAAAGCGATGGGACGATCGTGGATTACGCGGGGACCAGCTCGCAAGCCCTGACGGCGAGCCAGACGAACTACCTCTTTCTGGATGACTCAGGAACCCTGACGGTCAACACCACGGGCTGGCCGGCGAGCACATGGCACGTTCGGCTGGCGATCGCCGAGACGGACGCAACGACGGTATTAGCGATTGCTCACGCGAGAGTGTTAGCCGTGGCGAGCGGTAAGAACGGCAACACGGTCTACCTGCCGTTGACCGGCGGGACGCTCAACGACGCGAGCGTGGTCACTATTGGAACCGGATCGACCAACGGAACCAAGATCGGGGGCACCGGCGATAAGCTGGGATTCCTCGGGGCGACCCCAATTGTCCGGCCGGCGAACACAGTGGGTATTGTCGATATCTTGACGAATCTCGGGCTCAGGGCCAGCGGCGGCAACCCGGCGCTCAATATCGGCTCCGGGCCGCTCACGTGCGGAGCCGCAACGATTGGCGGACTCACGACGCATGGCGATGGGCAGAACGTCGCTTATGGCTCGACAACCGGAACTAAGCACGGCACCGCCACGACGCAAAAGCAAAGCTGGTGGAACGCCACGCCGATCGTTCAGCCGGCGAGCGCGAACCAGGCGGCTGCGGCGGCGCTCACCTCGGCGACACTGACCGACTCGACCACGGGCACCCCCTCGACGACCGTGGGCGACGTGGGCGCGACGTTCGACCAGGCGACATTGAACAATATCAACGCATCCACAGTGGATCAGCACAACAAGCTCCGCGCGGACCTGGCGGCGGTGCGAACCCTGGTCAATCAGCTCCGCGCGGACCTGGTCGCCGCGGGACTTATCAAGGGGTCGGCATAATGGGCGGCACCATCACCTACGACCCGAAGCCGACGCCCCTCGACGGGGACGCGATTCCGATCCTCGTCTATCGGTTCGATCCGGCGGCCGAGGAAGGACGGTTCACGCGGCTCGCGAATGTCAACTGCCGGCGGATCAGCTTCAAGGAGGGGCCGTATCCCTCAACGGCTGAGTTCGAATACCTGTTCGACGACCGCGCGACGAGCCAGTTTCCCCACCAGTTCGAGGACGTCTGGCCGCTCACAGCCGAGGGGCCGGCGGTTGTCAAGACGGACGATCGCCTGGTCGTTTATGGGATCACCGCGGCCGGCGTGCGGAGGCTGATCTTCGACGGGTTCGCTCAGGTCCCCCAAGTCGATGTCTCCCCGGACTCCCAGGCGGTCACGTTCACGGCTTACGGCACCCCTATTCGAGCGTGGGACATCCCCATTGGTGGGGCGTACTATCGGCATGCCGACCTGGCCACGGATTCCGACGAGGATCATATCGTCGCGACCGATTGGCCGACGCGATTCAACCCCGACCAGCTTCCCAACTGCACACCGCCCGCGAACGATACCGGGGGGTCGACTGTGGCCTATCCCTCGTTCCTCGAAGGGCGGCTTGTTCGCGATCCCGACCCGCGCAGCTTCTGGACTGTCGGCAAGGCGGTCCGGTACCTGCTCACACACTGGAACACCTACGACGATCCAGATGTTTCGATCGTTTCCCCCTCGTTCACGGGGCTCGATGCGCTCCTGCAAGCTCGGCGGCCCAAGGCGGGTCAGTTCTACGACCCGAATGACCCGGCGACTTATGTGGCGTCCGACGTGGTCTTGCGGGACTATGACGCGACGGGGAAGGCCTGGCCGGACGTGGTCTCCGAGCTGTGTGGGTTCGCGGGGGCTCAGTTCCGGTTCCGACTCACCCAGGACGCCGATGACGAGCCGGTGTGGTCGGTCGTGTTCTTCCGCAAGGACGCGTCCGACGCGATGGCTCCCAAGGATCTGCTGTTTCAGTCAACCGGTGAAATCCTCGACTTGTCACGGACGAACGTTTCCAACTTAGGGGTCTCGCGCGATTCCGGCGGTGTCGCGAACAGCTTCACGATCGAGACCGACCCAGTTCAGTTCGAAGTGTCGATCGTGCTCGGGCTAGGATATTCGCCGAGCTCGGGAGATGCGACCGATCGGAAGAAGTTCCTGCTCTCGACCCTGGCTAGCGGCACAAGCAACGACCGGAAGAAGTATCGGGAGTATGTCGCCGACGAGGCCGGGGACGGACATTGGGACCTGGACACGTCAAGCTGGCTGGTTGGAGCAGCTTTGGATCTCTCGGGCATTGTGGGCCAGGGCCAGGCGCCGGGGGCCACTTACGTGCGTCGGCTTCGGCCGGCCGATGGACGCAAACTGTTCTCGAAGGACAGCACAGGCGTCAACTTCAAGGCAACCCTCTGCCTGTCGCGTGACTATGCCGGGCCGAGTCCGGCGGTGTGGGACGGCACCGGGCACTGGCAGCCGATTCCGGGGAGTTGGGAGCTCCTGAAAGATCGGTTCGGCATCCGGGTCACAGCGGAAGATCCCGAGGCGTGGTCCACCGGGAAATACACCGGGTCGAACCCGCAAAACCCAGGAGAGTCGATTCGGGGGATTACCTCGCAGGCCGATCCGTCGGGATCGGAGCAAGCAACGAAGCGGTTCTTTTTGATGCTCACGGCGGTGATTGATTCAGACGCTATGATCTTGGCCAAGGCGAGCAAGCGCGACGCTTCGCCGACCCGGTTTGTCCGCGAGCGGCGACTCGACGCGAAAGACCACTTCGTTCAACAGGTGATCACATCGAAGAGTTGGTACAACCTGACGGCTAACCCCAAGATCGCGAAGGACGACACGCCGAAAGCGGCCGCCCAAGCCGAGGCGGAACGGGCGGCCCAGGAGTTCCCCCCTTTGGTCGGCACCTGCACGATTCCCTGGCTGACCAATAGCTACCGCGTGGGCGATCGCATCGCCCAGGTCGGAGGCCGCAATGCGTCGCTCCAAACCAACGCGGGCACCAACGCCGGCGAATCACCCCAGTATCCGTTTATCACTGGGATTGATTATGAGTTCGGTGACGAACGGCAAATGACTGTGCTGCGTTACTCGGATCGTCGTGAGGGGCCGCAAAATGCGTGAGGAACGTACCCTACGCAGCCGGCAGGCCGAGAGCGACGTTGAGCTCGATCGGCTCGACGAATCGCCACCAATCCCCCCGCGGCCGATCCTGTGTCAGACCAAGACGGTCGGCACCTATCCGACGACGGCGAAATCGTTTTACGCGGTGAACGTCATCGACCCCGATGGGACCGAGGCCGAGGGGTCTTCCGGCTCGTTCTCTGCGACGACCGGCACGCGATTCGCGCTCAACGGGGGGACTCAGATCCCCCCGAGCGGGACGTACATTCTTTGCGAGGAACTCAACGGGAGGCTCACGTTCGTTTATGGGTAACCCTCGCGAGGAAAGAGTGCTCCGGGCGCGCAACGCGGCGTTCAACCGAGGGGTTGACCGGCTCGATTTCGGCGCGGCGGGACCGGGGCCGATGCTGGTCCAGGTGTTCGCCAAGACCACCGTCCCGACCGAGACGGGCAAGTTTTTCGCGTGCCATCCCGTGACGCCCGATGGCACCGAGGCCGAGGGTTCGGTTCCGACGTTCAGCATCGCATCAGAAACGGTTTATGTGCTCGTCGTCGGCCCGCGCGTGCCGGTGGCTGGAGATATGCTCATTGCTAAGTCGGTGAATGGGCGATGGGTGGCGGCGAGTGGCAAGGTCGGGTGTCCAAGCAACTCGATCACGTTCCGGCTGACGGCGTGCCTAGGCGCGGGAGTGCCGGGCGCGACCGTCGAATTCTGGCAGGATGGATCGCTGGTCTACACGGGCTCCACCGCGTCAGGCGGACCACTGGGAGTCGGCAATATTCGGCTCGCTCCCGCCGATCCAGGGGACTGGGAGATCAAATGGTCGGCATTCGATGGTGTCTCAACTTACGCCGGAGCCGAGGCGACGACAGTGTCTGGTGTATGCGAAAGCCGAAATATCACCAAGGGTATCGCCGTTCCCAGCGGGTGGGCATGCACAGGATGCCTCTTCCCATTGCCGCCGCTCTTTATCACTGACGACTACGGGACTCGCGCACTTGGCGACGTTTTTGGGTTTCCTTGGGGGCCAGGCGACGGATGCGCCCGCGTGTCCACCGCCGGCATCGGTGCAACCCAAACAACAGTGCTTTGGTCGTACTGGGCTAAACCACCAGGTGGGCCATGCGGCTCTGGCGTATCGCCGACCAGCGGCTGTTTTTATGTGCCGTCGTCATGCACGCGACCGATCGAAGTTTCGGGAACCTATCCGACTGGTCCGGAGTTATGCGGCGGAAGCATCCTCGCGCCACTCTTCAGCGGAGGGTTTACGATCCATGAATGATCGTCCATGCGACCACTGCCAGGTCGGTGAGAGTTGTCTCGGCCGGATCGCTCCCGACGCTTTCAGTCACTTTTGCCAGTGGGCGGCCGAGGGGGATCCTCGACGCCTGCGTATTATCGCCGGACGATCCGCTTATGGGATCCGACCGGCCCCCAACCTTCTGCGGAAAGCCGCGAACCTGGTTGAGGCCGCCGTGGATCATCTCGAGGCGGGGATGCCGCTCGTGAGCGATCAGGATCGCGAGCGGCGGCTGGAGATTTGTCGGTCGAACCAATGCGGGCTGTATCAGAGGGGGGATCGATGCGGCCACCAGGCCTGCGGTTGCTTCCTGGCGGTCAAGGCGGGCTGGGCCGAGCAGGCTTGCCCGATCGGGATGTGGGATGTTGCATTAAATCAACATTGAAGCTAAGTCGGATCAACAAATTCTTGCCGGCCATTACGGTTTCCTTGTGTCTCCTGCCGATAAGTATCAGTCGGGAATCGTTGATATTGTTCGTTGGCGCCGGAGCGATTCGAGATGAAACGACGGAAGAAGAATGAGATGGTGCAGCTGGATTTGTTCGGAATCCCAATTGAAAGCTCGCGATCACGCGGAACATCAAGCGTGCTGGCTCTCGATTTCAACTCGAAGCCAGTCAGAATGATCATGATCAAAGGGGAGCCATGGTGGGTGGCAAGCGACATTTGCCGCGTGTTGAAGATTGGCAACACGTCTCTTGCGGTAAACGGCCGACCTGGCCGCCCAAGCGAAGGGCTTGATGACGACGAGAAGGGTATTGCCACTGTCAATACCCTTAAGGGCGATCAGGAAATGCTGGTTGTCAACCTGTTTGGCGTTTTCCAGTTGATTCTGAAAAGCCGAAAGCCGGACGCAAAGCATTTCAAGCGATGGCTTACCCACGAAGTTATCCCGGAAATCCAGCGAACCGGCTCATACTCCATCAAGCCCAAGTCTCGGGCCGAAAAGGAAGCGAAGCGTCTCAAGTGCGACCCAGCTACAGCCAAGATTCGGTGCGACCAATTCACGACGAATCGTTCGATCCGAGAAGATATGCTTGCTGAAGGCGGATGCGTCAACGACATCGTGAACTATCACGAGGCTGGCTACCAGGGCGAGTTCGGCAAATCGGCCGCCGAACTCCGGCAGTGGGTCGGCGCGAAGCATTGGCAAACACCGCTCGACTTTTTCGGCCTGCTTGCACTCTCGATCAACCTGAATGCCAAGGCGATCGTCTCCAAGATGGTTGAGGCCGCCGAAGCCGGCGGAGTGGTTGTCACGCCCGCCATGCATGCCGCGTGGCTCAAAGATGTTGCCGCAAAGGTTAGAAATGATTCCCTGAGCCATCTGTACGGTGCCGAGTTTCAGGTCGTTTACGACCGGCGACGAGGGGCAATCATTGACGTTATGGCCCGAGCATCATTGAACTGAGCCGAGATAACAAAACCAGATTTGCACCACGATTCACACCCTGGCTTCGGCCGGGGTTTTTTCATGCGCGTCGCTCCCGGTACACTCGCACCATGACAAACCTCATCCTGCTCGCCGTGCTCTCCGCGACCCCCTATCATGCCCGAGTCGTCGGCATCTCCGACGGTGACACGATCACCTGTCTCCGGGACACCACCCAGGTCAAAGTGCGACTCTGGGGAATCGACTGCCCCGAAAGTGGTCAGGACTTCGGCCAGCGGGCCAAGCAAGCCACCTCTGACCTGGCTTTCGGCAAGACGGTTCAAGTCCTGCCCCGAGACACGGATCGGTACGGCCGAACGGTGGCGGAGGTGATGCTTCTTGATGGCCGCTCGCTCAACCGGGAGCTCGTCCGCCAGGGCGCGGCCTGGTGGTATCGAGAGTACGCGCCGGCGGATCGTGAGCTCGAACGGCTCGAAATCGAGGCGAAAGCCGCCAAGCGGGGCTTGTGGGCACAATCAAGCCCCGTCGCGCCGTGGGAGTGGCGGAAGGGTCCAGTGTTGCCAGCGGGGTGGGTCGCGAACCGCTCGAGCGGACTCTATCACCGCTCGACGTGCCGGGCGGCGCGAAAGATGGTCGAGCGGAACCGCGTGATGCTCAAGACCGAGGATGAGGCGATTCGGGCGGGGTATCGGCGGGCGAAGGATTGTCGGTAGAAGCGTCGTTGGTCGTTCCGCTGCGTTTGAACGACGCTGAGAATACCCGTTTGATCTCGTCAAACGCTAAGGGGTCATGGTCAACACTCTTTGTGAACCTCTCGGCGATTTCTGGATTGGACAAGTTCGGGTTGCTGCATTTGTCTTGATAGCATTGCATCGGCAAGCTAGATGCGTATCGGTTTTCGCGGTAGAGCGAGAAAAGCATATCTAGCACAACGCCAAGACGGTATGCGGTTACTAGATAAGTCGGCTTTGGTATATCGCCCCCATTAAGCCCCGCAAGGAAAGCTCCCTGCGACTTTTGTTGGTCCCCTAAATGGTGCACGCTATCGTCTAGCAGTTCACGAATAGTTGTTAGCCCGCGAAACAGCAGCGCACGAGACCGTAAAGGGGCTTGATCACGATTGATTTTGCACAGGGTGAACAAAAACTCGAAGCTTGCCTTGCATTTGATGTATTTGATTTCTTGGTCGTTGCATTGAAGTTCGAGTTTTTTGTTGGCTTCATCCAATATTTGAGATCGATTTAGTAGAGTTTGGACCTGCTCATCCCGAGGGCCATTTTGGGATTCGCGAACTTCTAAAACATTCTGGATAAGCTTTGCGAACACATCATTGTCAATCTGGATGCCTTCGTTCGTCGCCCCATTAGCCGCCTCATCCGTCTTCAATGCACCCTTTTGTCCTAAATCCCGCCGCTGAAGCAATGCAACGGCCAATAGAATTAATGCCACTCCCCATGCCACTTCAGGTCGCGACGCAATTCGCCACGCTTCGCCAAGGACCCATGTCGGATCGTTCTTTATTGTAATGAGAAGCGGCTTAAGTTCGTCAGATAATGCATCTCTGACTGCTACGCCGAACAAACACAATATGCTCAGCACTCCCGACCAAATCAGAGCAAGCACCCCTTTCTTTCGATTGCCTGTTGTCATTCCAACCCCTCGCACCCCTCGCTAATCCGCTCGAACCGCTGATCCTTGATCACCCAATCCCCCTCGATCGGCTGCTTGTTGATCTCCAACCGCCAGAGCTGAACAGGACCCTTGCGCGAGGGGATCGACCCGTTTAGCCACGCGATTCCGACCGAGCTGGACCCGCGGGGCCCAACCATCACGCCGCAGACGGGGAGCTCGTGGAAGAGAGCATAGCCACGCGTGGGGCCGGCGTAGGCAAAGTAAGGCGGGGGCGGAATGGGATCATTTGTCATCGCGGAGCCCGGACTTGTCCAACGCTTCCAGCTTCTCTTTGGCGGTCCCAGCTTCGATCGAGTCAGGGTATTTGTCGATCACGTCCTGGTAATACTTGCGCGCGGCATCGGGCTTCTTCAGCTTCAGCAGGCCGTCACCCATGTTCAGGGTGGTGAACGCCCTGGGGTTGGATTCTGGCTTCTTTGGAGGCTCGGGAGGGAGTGGAGTGGGCTCAGGCATTTTGGTGATACCGATACCATCGGTGTTGAGCTGTTTGGCCAGATGCAGAATGTCGATCAGGGCCATTGACGCGCCCGTATGCGTTCGTCCCGCAGCACGCAAGCTCATATAAGCGTTGATGTCATCGGAGGCCTGTCGCTTCGGCTTTCGGTCGCTCCCGTCCGGCATGACGAAATAGTCGAGCATTTCCAGGATCTCGACCGGCGACGTATGGATCCGCTTTGACCTGAGGGCAATGGTCGCACTGCAAATCAGGATCGAAATCTGAGTATCGTCATCGTCGTAAGCTGTCTGGACGCGTTCAAGCAGCGGTTTGTACGGATCGCATCGGCTGTCCGTGATTGGGACGAGGTCCATGTATTCCAGGATCGCCAGCTTGCGATCGGGCGAGGCGATCTTGACCTCGGCGATCAATCGTTCGTACGAAGGGGCGTCATCGGCATCGTTCGCTTCAGCGGACTGCCCCAGCAATGCAGCGCAGATCATGACGGCGACGCTGGCGTTCATGAGTTCATCCTCTCGTTTACCCGAATGACGATATCCGCAAGCTTGACCAAGGCTTTGAAGGCTACTCCGGCCGCCCATTCCACTCAGTTTTCGCGGCTAAACAAGGAGAGAATATGATTCCGTCGCATGATATCAGCATGTGGATTCCTGTCACGCGAGCTATAAATCACAACCCGGTTGAATCGACTGTCCGGTTTGATTAGGGTTTCCATGGCTACCTCGTAACGTCTTAGATAAACCACGGAGAGGACTCATGAGCATGGATATTTATTCGCTCGAAGTGGTGCCGTTCGCCGCCAAGGAACTCCCGTATCCCGAGGCGACCTTCGTGAACCAGTCGTGCAACGCGGCCGGCTGGTTCACCGCGATCACTAGAGTCTTTCCACTCGACGTTGAGTGGTGCGGAAGGTGTCCGCGCGATTTCTGTAATCTTACCAAGGGTGTCTGCCTAGTTATGGTGCAACAGCGGATCGCGGACTCCGAGGCACCGGAACTTCGATTACGCGAACTACCCAGGGTCGCCGCGTCCGATCTGGACACGTGTCGGTGTGACCATGGGAGACACCTGTTGATTAGTAGTCACCAGACGATCTAAGTGTTCGAGAAACGCCGCGGCGGCGTGGTTCGATAGTCGAATCTCGTCGCCGCGCTCCATCATGACTGTTACCTCGGATCGTGGGTCCGGGTCGCCAACTTTGCGCGATGATATTAGATATCTCAAATTAAGCACCCATTCTCCGGCCTCGACTAGCATGCAGTGATCTCCCCGTCCGTTGAGTTCAGCTAGCACCTTTGGTTCTCCGCTTCCCTGCGGCATCCGTTTCAGTAATGACCTTCGTCGGGGTCGCCACGCCCGTCGAACGCACTTCCTCTAGTTCGCGCCTGTAAAGTTCGGCGATCTTCATATGAAATCGCGTATGCATCCGCGAGAGATACCGCTCGTACTCCTCGTCGCCGACATCCTGGCCGGTGAACGGGGAAAAGACCTGGTCGACACCGGTTTCCCTCGCCAGCTCGAGCAATGCGAGTTCTTCCATCGTTCGCGACAGCGTGGGGGGATCGTCTATCGCGTCGTCGGCCAAATACTCAACCGACACCCCGAAGACACGGGCCAGGCGTAGCGCGGACTTTACGTCGGGGACCTGGGTTCCAGTGAACCATCGGTTAATTCGGTCCTTCGATTCGCCCAGGATCCGCGCAAGGTCGCGCTGGCTTAAGCCCTTTTGGCTCAACAGGTTATTGAGCTTCGATGCGATGTCCATGCGGTCGATCATTGCGAAGCGTCCAAGCAGTGTCGAGACGTGTTGAAGCTAAATCAGAAAAATCTCAGAAAAACTGTTGGCGTGTCGCAGATTTCGCGATAGTATGTCTCAGACAGTTCGATCGGTTGCAACGAATGTGCGACATAGAAGGAGGCCCACTTGTGGCGCGACCACCTGGACGACGAACGCTGCCCGCTCAGTTGAGCACTAAGACGAGCTTTCATTTGGACCCACAAATCTTCCGAGACCTTCGGATTCGATCTCTCGCGGAGGAGTTTGGATCCGCAAGCGAGTGGCTGCATGACCTGCTTTGCCGGGAACTCGATCGGGAAGACCTCCGGATCGAGAACACCCAGCATGCCAAGTCGCACTAATCCACCCTGAACAGCATAACCCGTTCACGCGTCATTTTCCACAAACCCAACCACGGAAGGTTTAGGAGTTCACATGGAAGGCAAGAACCAGCTTCAACTCGTGTCGTTTTACGGCGACCAAATCGAGGCCATCCAGGGCCGCGACGGACGTATCTACGTCGCAGTCAAACGTGTCTGCGAGAACCTGGGGATCGACTTCAGCCGGCAGATTCGCAAGCTCAGAGAGCACGCGTGGTCTGGTATGGTCGAAATGTCCACACCAGACTTAAGGGGTCGCGAGCAGGTGACTTGCGTCATCCCGCTCGACTCTCTCCCAATGTGGATGGTCACGATCCACGAAGGCAAAGTCTCCCCGGAGATCCGCGAGAAACTTCGCCAGTACCAACTCGAGGCCCGCGACGTGTTGGCCAAGCATTTCCTAGGCGACCGGGCCGCGACTCCGGCCGTAGCCGCCAATGTCGATCCTCGCCTAGCTCAGTGGGAACTGATCAACAACCTCATTCACCAGCAGATTGAGGCGGAACGCCGACTCGGTTCGGTGGAGTCCGCCGCTAGCCTTACGGCCGCACGCGTCAACGACCTGGACTCCGACCACTCCCAGCTTCACCTGACGGTGACGCATCTCACGTCGGAGCTTGAAAACCTGAAGTGCTCGGCCATGGCGACGAGCGGCTATCGTTCCCTCTCGTCGTGGGCGCGAGAGCACGGTATTCGCCTGAGTCCCGAGCGGAGTCGGGCCGAGGGCTCGGTCATCAAATCGATCGCTCTCAACATGGGCATCAAGCCGGTCAAGCTTCCCGGCGGCGGTTACCGCCCGATCAACGGCTACCCTCGCGCGGTAGCGGATGTCTGGCTCGCGAATTACATCCATCGCGAAAACGAGCGGCACCCCAAGCTCTTCCACGCGTGATCCACTCCACCCTCTAAACCTCTGCTCATGGACGAGCTCAAAGGAGACTCAAAGGTGAAACCGATCAGGACGACGATTTTCGCCTTCTCGCTTCTCTCGACCGGCTGCGTGATGTCGGTCAGCAAGCTTCCACCCAACTCAGGCCCGCCGACATGGCAAGGCGAGATTGGAGGCTACCAAGGGCCGATTCAGTCGGCTCCCCCGCAATCAACACCAGGCTATCCGCCCGGCACGCCAAGCCCCACCAGAGACCTGGGGCCACTGCCGCCAGCGAGTGAGCGAGAACTTGAGGTGCCGAGGCTGGGGACGTCTGGCCCGGCGACGCATAGGCCTCGAGTTCGATCCGCTTCCCGTCTCTGCATGCTGCCGGAGTAAGGCGGCCTCTTTCGGGCGATGGATGCCCGCCAATCCGTTTCATTAACCAAACCGCATTCGTGCGTGCCGTGGAAGGTACGCGCCGAGAAAGGAGGGGATGTGTTTATACGAGTGGGTGAAATCGCGATCGCTCTTAGCGCGATCACTGAAGTGTACGACTCCTTAAAGAAGGAGAAGTACCGGCAAAACAAGGTGGCCGTAACCGTGCTCGGTCGGCCGTTCGGCGAGGACTATGAGTTCGAGGACGCTCAAGCCGACGAGTTTCGTCGTCAGTTCGAGGCTTGCCTTGCCGCCCAGACTCCGGTCAGCCGCTACAAGGTTGGCGACCATGTCATGCGTGAGGACGGGACGATCGACGCGATCCGCGAAGTGCGCGGCGAATTCGTCCAATGCCGGACCGAGGAAGGCTACGTAACTGAATGGATGCTCGCGGCCGACCTGGCGGCCACCACCGCTTCCGTCCCAGCCTCGCTTCTCCCCTTCAAAGTCGGCGACAAGCTCACCGGCCCGAGGGGATGCATCTGTCGAATCCTCTCGATCGAGGGTGGCGAGGCGACCCTTGAGCGTGTTCTCGACAAGGGCGTCATCAAGCGGTCACTGGCCGAACTTCGGCACTGGATCGCAGGCGACACCCAGCCCACCCCTGCCGAACCCGAAGCCCAAGCCGAACCTGAACCCGCACCGTTCAAAGTCGGGGACAAGGTCGTCGACTCCGGGGGCGACGAAGGCGAGATCGCCCGCATCGAGGGTGAGATCGCCACAGTGGACTTCGGCGGCCTCCTGGGCTGGGTGACTCGCTCTCTCTCTCAGCTTCGTCACGACGACGACTGACCGTTTCACGCATCCCGTTCCGTTGATCAATCACAAGCCCCATCACGCAAGAGGATCAACCAATGACCACATCTCCATCGGAGCCCGAGAAGCCTACTGTCACCGCCCGCATGATCGCCCGGACGCCCGCGTTCATGGACGCGTGCAAGGAAAAGGGCGTCGAGCCCACCGTCCGACAGGCCCGCAAGTACCGCCGAAAAGAGGGCCGCTGGAAGGTCTGATCGGATTCGTTGTTGTCGCTGTGTTTGCTTTCCCATCACATGACCATCACATAAGGACTCTGCAATGTCTGAACGGCAATCACCCTACAGTCTCCTGTGGGACATCGTCACGGATCACCGCGACATCACGCGTAAGAAAGCTGCGATCGCCGAGCTTGAGGCGGCCAACGCGCCCCGTATTCAGCAGCTTGCCGTACTCGTGCCCTTCGGTGAGTCCAAGCGAGTGAGCGTCAAGGTCGGCCAGTATGGCGAGCCGACGCTCGTGCTCATGATCCACGACTGCGACGGATTCCACTTGGTGATCGACGAGTCCGACTCGGCCTACAGTCTCGCGTGGCCCGAGGAACCCGAGGCCCGAGGCTCTACCGGCAAGCCCGAGAACGAGGACGACACGGACAGTGCGGCCGTGGCTCTACTGGACGACGTTGCCTGATATGAAAGGACTCCCCCATGTTGGGAAAAAACCGCCAAGTATTCGAGCGCCGCCGCCACTCGAAACGCATCAAGGTATTACGCCGCTGCTATGACTGCGGAACCCTGATGCTCTGGGGTCGACAGCCCCATCAACGCCACCTCATCTGTGGAGGTTGCGAACGCGCCAACCGCAAGGCCGAGCGATTGCTCGGTCCCTACCTTCCCCTTCTGAAACAAGCCTTCAATGAAGGATCGCATAGATGCGCGTAAGCCTACTGATCTGCGGTCTGATCCTGGGCATCGTCGCTGGCTGTGCCACCTGTGGCACGTGCCAGGGGGCGGCATACCACCGGCCGAAGTGGCGGGCCGTGGCGAGCTCCCAGAATGACCAGGTCCCCCCGCCCGAGGGCCCACATGCTCGACCGATCGGGACGCGGGAGGCGGACGACTTCGCCACGCCCCCCGTCGATGGGCCGGATGAGCTGGTCGACATGGGCGACGAGGAACCCGAGCCCGAGCTCGAGGTCCCCGTCAGGCCCAAAAAGAAGAAGGCTCGAACCCGCTTGGTCAAGGAGACCGATGGCGGGATGGTGATCGAGCAGCATGGTTCCGGAGCGATCTATCTCAACTCCCCAGGAGTCCAGCCGCATGCTCAAACCCAGGTTCCGGCCCTGGCTGCTCAGGTACCACTCATGGCAGCCGCTCCGGCCGTACCGATCATCCCCGGTCCATTCACGGATGCTCAGGTGTTCGGAATGGCGAAGCGAGTTGGAGGGGGGCTGTACTACGCCTTCACGGGCAAGTGCCCCACCTTCAAGCCCAAGGCGGCCGTGGCTCCGGCAGTAGGCGTGGGTTACGTCCAGCAGACGAGTATCGCACTGGTACCCCAGACCAGCTACGCCGCGGTGCCCGTGCAAACCCTCGCGCCGGTGCAAGTGCCGGTGGCGGCGGCTCAGGTCCCCCAGGTGTATCAGCCGCTGGCTCAGGTACCGGTATCGGCTCCGGCTGCTCCCGTGGCCACCCCGACCCCGCAAACGCCCCTGGCAAGCCCCCAGTCGGCACCGCGTAAATCCCTCTTCGGTCTCGGCCGTTGAGACTTCGGCCGGGCCCCGCAAGGGGTCCGGCAACTTACCAGGGGGAACACGCGATGATGAATCAACAAATCCACCATCCCGACTTTGACATCCATTGTCTGATCGAGGCGGTGTTCGGCGCGAAGGAGTTGCTCGAAGCCAATCCGGTCCACGAACACCAGGAGATCGACAAGGCGACCGAGGAAGCTTTCCAACGAGCGACGTTCCGGCTCAAGCACGCGATCAACTGCGTCAAGCGGGTTCGAGGACAGAGGGAATAGGCCATGGCCCCGGAAGACGAGCCGGAGATTTCGGAAGCCGCATTCTATGACGCGTTATATGACGCGTTAGAGGAAACCGAAACCGTGGTCCTGATCGAGCGATACGAGCGTACGCGGGCCGAGCATGGGGAGAACGCTAAAGAGACCGACCAGGCCGAGCATCGGCTCGTGATGGCCCTGATGAGGCGCAAGGAATCACTCGTCTGGAATTGCCGCCGCTACCTCGCATGCCGTGAGACCGGACGCCTCTATCGCATCAAAGTTTGCTAGGGATTGATTATGACCGAACACGAAACTGATCACTTATCGCTCGACTGGATCGATCGAGTGTGGCTGGAGACCAAGCGATGGATTGGGCCCTGTTTGCCGCCGCGACCCTCGGACTCGTCGGAGCCCGACTCCTGCGATACCGACTCACCCACGGTCGATGGCCCGGTGTTCGTCGGTTACGTCAACGCGGATCCCCAGTGGCCCGTCGATCGGCTGGGACCGGAGCCGAACTGGTTTCTGACCGAGATGGGTGAGCTGCGGGATTACTGGGAGGACTCGCAGACAGGGGATTACCGGGGCGAAGTGCTGGATACGTATCGACGTCAACAGGGGTTTTGAAATGAGTCTTGTAACCGATAAAGCGGCGTGGTTGGCGGAACGTCGGTCGGGAATCGGGGCGAGCGAGGCGGCCGGGATCTTAGGGATTCACCCTTATATGTCGGCTCGCTCCATCTACCTCGACAAGCTCGGCCAACTCCCCCAGGAGCCCGAGAACGACGCGATGCGGTGGGGGAACCTGCTCGAGCCCGTGATCGCCCAGGAGTACGAGCGGCGGACGGGAAACGCCGTGCTCGAACAGCAAGTGTTCATGCGAAGCGAGGAGCGGCCCTACCTGCTTGCCACCCTCGACGGCATGACGGCGGCCGGGCACCCGGTCGAGTTCAAGACCACGGGGATCTGGGCGAAGGCCGAGCTCGGAGCCGAGGGGACGAGCGACATTCCCGAGCACTGGATCGTTCAGGCTCATCAGCAAATGTTCGTCAGTCAGACGGACCGCGTGGAATTCGCCGTGCTGGTCGGCGGCCAGGACTTCCGGCTGTACGAGGTTCGCCGCGACGAGGAGATTTTGGGCGGCATGCTCCCGGAGCTCGAACAGTTCTGGCTTGCCGTCGAGACCCGCACGCCCCCGGACCGGTTCCACCGCGCCGACGCGAGGATCATGCACCTGATCCATCCGGATTGCGAGGGCGAGATCGACCTCGACACTGAGGTGATGGACCTGGTCAACGACTGGCTCGCCGCGGCGGCAGAGAAGCGGCTGATCGAGGATCGGCGGGAAGGACTGAAGGCTAAGATCCTCGATCGGCTGGGGCCATTCGGAAAGGGGCATCTGCCCGATGGGCGGATCGTGACTCGGAAGATTATGGACGTGGCCGAGTCGACCTACACGCGCAAAGCCTATTCATTCACTGATATGCGAATCAAGAAAGGAACGCCCCGATGAGCCTGGTTCCCCAAGAATCGTTGCATGCCGAGATCATTGACAGCCAGGGCGAGGTGTTCGACCTGCGGAATCACCCGTCCGCGATCGAGGCCGTCACCCGCACCGAGATCGATATCCAGATCGCCACGGCCAAAAGGTTTCCGAGGCAACTCAGCAAGTTCATCACGGACGCCAAGGGAATGGTTTCCGTGAGTCCCGAACTCGCGGAAAAATGCACTTACGTGTTGCCGGGTCGGAAGAAAAAGGATGAGGCGACCGGCAAGTTCGTGCCGATCTCCGGCCCTTCGGTTCGCCTGGCTGAAATGCTCGCGTGTTGCTGGAAGAATATTCGCGTCAGTGGACGCGTGATCGACGACGACGGCAAGGCGATCACGGCCCAAGGGGTCTGCATGGACCTCGAGTCGAATATCGGCTACTCGGTCGAGGTTCGCCGCGGCGTGATGACAAAAGACGGCCGCCGCTACTCTGAAGATATGGTCAACATGACATGTAACGCGGCCATTGCCCTGGCGACCCGCAACGCGACATTCAAGACCATTCCCAGAGCCTTCGTCAATCTCATCGAGGAGTATGCTCGCGAGGTGGCGCGGGGCGACGTGGCCACACTGCCCGCGAGAGTGGACCGGGCGATTCGGCATTTCAGCGGGTTAGGCGTAAGCGAGAAAGAGGTGTACGCGGCCCTCGAAGTGGCGGGCGCGGCCGACATTACGCTCGATCACCTTCAGACGCTCAATGGCTTCAAAAACTCAGTGACCGAAGGTCTGGCTACCGTGGAAGAGATCTTCCGGCCGACGCCGCAATTCACGGTCAGCTCGCCCCCGCCCGAAACCAAAGTCGACTCCCTCAAGCGGAAGATGGGCGTCAAGGCAAAGGAGGAACCTGAGCCTCAGTCCGAGCCCAGCTACATCCTCGACGGCAAGCCGGTCACCGTGGCGGAACTCGTGAAAATCGCCAGGGATGCTTATAAGTTCGAGGGTTCGGACGCGGCGGGTGCGGCCTTCATCTTGCGCGAGGAAAACCACAAGGTCGAACTGGTTGGGTCCAAGTCATGATCCCTCGTCCCATCGGTCCGCGCGAGACCTGGCCGAAGTTCGACTGGACGGAATGCCGCACCTTGGCCTGCCGGGCCTGGTTCGCCCTGGTTGGTCCCGAGCCAGAGGTCGCGTGGCTACTCCCGTCGAGCGAGGGAGACTCGTGGATTCTCTCGGTCGGGACGCGGCGGCTGGCCGTGATGGCCTTGCCGCAAGACGAGGCGCTGGAGCACGCCGAGGCGATCGTGCGACGGTGCTATCCCCAGGCCGGCGCAAAACCAAACGCCGGCCGCTCGTTGAAATTGAGCAACCGGCGTTGAGTTTCGTCACGAGGACGTGCCGGGCAGGCAATGGGCAAGGAGCCCTTTATATGAAAACTCTCACGGTTGCAAACGCCTGGCCTCGGAGCAGCCATCTCCGGGGCCAGGCCAAGACTCGCAGGCCGTATCTCAGAGATTACCGCACCCAAGACGTGGACCGCAAGTCTTTCCAGCGGCATCGAGAGCAAGGGAAGCCTATCACACGTCTGATCGGGAGCGGTGTCGTGTCTCAGTCTCAGGATGAAGATTACAAGCCAGGGCAGCTCAAGAATGGGTTCAACCTGATCGTTCGTGACTTCGATGAAGCGGTTCATCGCGCGAGGTTCCCGAGCCTGTGGCTCAGTCTCATCTATGAAGCTCGAAAGGCGTCATGGGCCGAGGCAACGCGGAGCAAAAACGCTGATCCACTGTCGTTTCTGTTCAACCCAACCGATCTTGCCGTCAAGTACGGTTGTGATCGGAAGTCGGTTAAACGGGCTTTTGACGCCCTTTTGATCGCCCGCGTGTTCGTTCCGTCTGACGATGGACGGTTTCAAATCAACAAAGACTTCCGCGAATGGCTCGACCCCGAACGGGTCGAATCGCTGTTCGACGAGCACGCAATTGAGAACATACTCCAAAGTTCCGCATTACTCCGAATGCGCCGACGCGGGACTTCTACGTCCCCTGAAGGGGGCGCAAATGTCCCAAAGCCGCATAACCGGGGGGACGTAAATGTCCCACTTAGGGGGCGCAAATGTCCCGCGCCTGCGGCGCTTGCGCCCCCTATTTTAGTCCCCCCCTTAGAACCCCCTGTAGAACGCGCGCCGGTGGATAGTCTTAGAGAGAGAGAGAATATAAGCAGCTGCGCTGCTTCGCGCGAGGAGCGAACAGGAACACAGGCGGACAACATCCCTCCGTATCCCACCGAGGACGGCCCCCTGGAGATCATGCCCGGGGCCCACCCGATGGCACCCAATGACGCCAAGCGGATCTGGCGGATTCTCTGGCAAGCTTTCGCTGACCAGAAAATTTCGAACGAGTGGTACGAACATCAAGCCTGGTATCCGGCTGAGTGCTGGATCGACGCGATCCGCGAAGTGCACCGACGAGGCACCAAGCCCGGATCGATCAACTATCTCCAACGCGTCGCCACTGCCGCCCAGGCTGGCACGCTCAAGAAACCCGATTCCCCGCCTGGCCCGACGCTTCCGGGCCTCGAGCCTCCGCGCCCCTCGCAACGGGGAACGCCTCCTCCTCCTCGCGCTACAGACAGTGAGCCGGTCAAGTTTGTTCTTCCCAAAAAACCAAGTCGAACCAGGAAGGAATCCTGCGATGAAGCCATTGACGGCTGAAGACCACTACCAGATGCCGCCCAAGAATCTCCAGGCCGAGCGGCAGTCTCTCGGCGCGGCGATGCTCGACGCGAACGCATTGCACGAAGTCCTGACGATTTTGCAGCCCGACGATTTTTACCTCGACGAACACCAGATCATTTTTCGGGCAATCAGGCGACTTCAGGACGAAGCGCAGCCGGTTACGTCGCTGGCGATCTCGGAATCACTCCAGCGAACTGGCGACTTCAAGGCCGCCGGTGGCGACGAGACGCTCTCGGAGCTTATGGAGTCGGTCCCCCACACGTTGAACGCCGCTTACGATGCGGCGATCGTGAAGCAAAAGGCGATTGCCCGGCGGCTGTACGAGCTGGCCCACGCGACGATCGACGAGGTTCGCTCAAGCAAATATTCAGGTGACGACCTTTTGGGTCGGATGCAATCAAGCCTCATGGCGATCGACGCAGGACGAACCGATCGTCGCCTCGTTCCGATTGCCGATGCGATGCGAGAAGCGGTCGAAGCGATCGAGACGAGACATAAGCGACGTGGAGAACTTAGCGGAGTCGGGACTGGCCTCGTCGATCTCGACCGAGTGCTCGGCGGCCTTCAACCCGAGCAACTCGTCATCCTGGCGGCCCGGCCGAGCATGGGCAAGACGGCTTTAGCTCTGAACATCTGCGATTACGTCGCAGTCGAACAGGGTGGGGCGGTTTTGTTTGTGACTCTCGAGATGAGTGAGACTCAGCTTGCCGAGCGAATGATTCTCGCGAGATCATCGACGCCTGGAGAAAGAGCGAAAAACGGCAGGCTTGACGAGAGCGAGTTTCTGCACCTGCGATGTGCCGCAAGCGTCTTGTCGCAAACATCTGTTTACTTTGATGCGACACCAACCCAGGATGTCCTTCAGGTCTTGTCGACCGCCCGAAATGTCGCGCAGAGGGCGGACGTGTCGCTTGTGGTCATCGACTACATCCAGCTCATCGATTCGCCTGATGGCCGTGAAAGCCGGCAAGAGCAGGTGGCGAAAATTAGTCGGAGGCTCAAGGTTCTCGCCCGAGAACTCAAGGTCCCCGTGATCGCGCTCTCGCAGCTCAACCGCTCGGCGGAAGCCAGGGATGGCCACCGCCCCCGCATGGCCGACCTGCGGGAATCCGGCGCCATCGAGCAGGACGCCGACGTCGTGCTCTTGCTCCACCGGCCGGAGTATTACGACCCCCAGGATAAGCCGAACGTCGCAGAAGTGATCATCGCCAAGAACCGCAACGGCGACGTGCGGACGGTGTCGCTGTATTTCGACAAGCCCACCATGAAGTTCAGCTTGCTTTCCCCTGACATCCCGCCCCAGGAAGGCGGTCAACCTGCATTCTAGTGGTATACTTGGATGTACCGCATTTCTAACAGTAATCGATTCAAGGAAGAAACGAATATGAGCACGACAGTGATCGACTTGAAGGCCTTGGCTGAAGCCGGGCGATACCGGATCAGTCACGACGAGTCGGCCGAGATGACCGGCCAGACGCACGAGGAACGCAAGTGGCTCGTTCAGATCGAGGGCCGCAACGGACACGTCTTCGTGCAAGGCGTTGCGGAACTGGGGGCGTACGTCAAACTAACCGTCCGCGCTCGACTCGACGCCCTGCTTGCCATCCCCGGCGCTCGACTGCTCCAGCGGGGCGACTCCGAGGCGAGTGTTGCGTTCCCGCCCGAACACCTCGATCACGTCGCCTCGATTCTGAAACTCCGCCGCCGCCGCCCGGCCATATCCGAAGAGCACGCCCGAAAACTGGCCGAGGCCGGCGCCAAGCATCGTTTCGTCCCGGTTGTGAGCGTCGAAAAAGCGGGCGCCATGCCGTCGCCGACGTCGGGTTGATAGATGAGACCATCCGACGTCCCCAGACGCGTTCTAGGCACGTTTGCTGCCCATTTACCCGAGAGTCAACCTTTCCCCCGCAACCCTTACCCAAAAGGCTCAACCGTCATGAGCGAACTCAAGGATGAATCCCTGGAGTTGATCCCGGAAACCGAAGCCCTCGTCGAACCCCCGCCCGACGCGCCGTCGGCATCCGAGCCCGACGACCGCGACGAACTCATTGCCCAGCTTGAGGCCGAGCTCAAGCAAGCTCGCGTCGAGATCGACCGTCGCACGCTCAGCGCCGACGCCCTGGCTCGCATTGCCCGAGCTGAGGAGCATGTCACGATCGCCGAAAAGGCCCACGACGCATCGAAAAAAGAAACGAATCTGTTGAAAAAAGAATGGGAAGCATCCGTTCAAAACTTGCAGCGCGTGATCCGCAAGGAGAACGAGTCGCTCCCCCTGTTCGATCGCAAGCCGAAGACCGAACCCGCTCCCCAGGCTCAGCCCGAAAACAACGAAAACGACGAGTCGTGGCGTGAAGTCCTGATCAACAGCTTGACCTTCGACGATGGCTCCAAGCTCCCCCAGGGCATTCTCGATTCGCTGGCTGAGGCCGAAATCTTGACCGTTGGCGAGCTTCAGTCCTGGCAGGAGCCCCGACCCAAGGGCAAGGGCAAACGCCTGGTCGACATCCCCGGCATCGGGCCCGGCAAGGCCCAGAAGATCGAAGACATTCTGATTTGCTTCTGGAAGACGCGACAGCTCGAAGTGATCTCTGAAGCGAAAGCCGAGATCAACGAAACCCTCGTCGAAGGGGTCCGCCAGGTCGAAGCGGAGCAGCTTGAAGCGCTTTGGCGAGCCGAATCCACGGACGATCTCGAGGGGCTCTCCGACTCCGACTGGGAGATCCTGTCCGCGTGCGGAATCAGCACGCTCGGCAATCTCTACGATGCCGTCCAGTCCGATGAGTTCGACGCGACCTATCCCGACTTCGCCGGCCGCCGCGACGAGCTAGCCGACATAGTCTCCGTGGCCATCGACCAGATCCTCGTCAAGGCGACCGACGCGCCAACCGAGGTCTCGGCGTCCCAGCAGTGGCGAACCATCCCCGTCGCGTCCCTGGGGCTCTTGGACGCTTTCGTCGAAGCCCTCGGCAAGGGCGGCATCCGGACCGCTCAGGACCTGGTCTTCGCCTCGCGTGAAACCAGTTATGTCGATTCGATTCCCGGTGTCGACCCCGAGGCCTGCCTGGAAGCGATCCGCGAAGCCGTGAAGCGATTCCGCCAGTCTCTCCCCGACGACCAGGCGTTCGACCTCGAGGCCTTCGAGGCCGAGCACTTCCCATCCGTCGAGCCCGTGAAGCCGTCCAAGAACGGCAAGCGATCGAAAAAGACGACCGCCTGACTTTCGCTCGTCCCGGCGCGAGTCGGGGCGAATTCTTCCCCTCTCGATTCTCCAAGGATGGAGCATGACGTATGCGTGAATATCGATATTTCATCTACTTTATCGCCCGCCGATGGCGGCTCCCGCTCAGCCGATGGCTGTTTCCGCGAGCCTGCACGTGCCAAATGGTTTCGAGTCACCCGATTCGCGGCACGGAAGACATTCGTGTCATCGAATCCGAGATCGAAGAGGACATGGGGTTTCGCGACGTCATGATCCTCTACTGGCGACGCTTCGAGGCCGAGCCCGACGAGCCCATCAAATGACCATCTCTTTCTTCGTTCACGGCCTGCCGATGCCTGGCGGAAGCAAAAAAGGCTTCGTCACCAAGACCGGCCGAGTCGCGATCGTGGACGCTGCCGAGAACAAGACCTGGCGGGGCGACGTGAAGCGCGCGGCCCTCGAGGCCTACCACGACGACCCCCTTGGGTGCCCGCTCGAAGTCACGTTCATCTTCTTCACGCTTCGTCCCAAGGGCCACTACGGCGAGGGCCGCAACGCCAAACGGCTCAAGCCCTCGGCTCCGCTTTACCCCGCGAGCAAGCCCGACGCCCTCAAGCTGGCCCGGTCGACTGAGGACGCCCTGACTGGCATCATCTGGAAAGATGATTGCTTGACCGTGGATCTGAAGATCGCCAAACGCTACGGGCCTCGGCCGGGTTGCCAAATCATCATTCAAGTGAAGGAATCACCCAAGTGAAAGTCAGAGTCGAACGCAAAACCTTTCAAGCCGCCTTCGCCTCGGCGGCCTCCGTTGTCCCCCCGAAGCCAGTCAAGGACATCTACAAAAACCTACTCCTTGGGACCACCGACCACGCGACCTTGACCGGCACCGACACCGAGGCCACGATTCGCGTCTCCGTCCCCGGCGTGTTCTGGGAGGAGCCCGGCGAACTCCTTCTCCCAATCGCGCGAATGAACGAAATTCTTCGCGCATCCAACGATACCGATATCCACATCGAGCGCGACGGCGATCATCTGCTTGTCTCCGGGGCTCGCTCCAGGTTCAAGCTCCCGACCGAGGATCCAGGCCATTACCCCCGGCCCTCGTGGCGCGACAATCACGAGCCGATCGCGACCGTCAAGGCCGAGCCGCTGCGTCTGGCCCTGCGGCGCACGATGTTCGCCACCGACCCCGAGAGCACGCGCTACGCCCTGGGCGGGGCGCTCTTCGGCCTCACCCCCGGCAAGCTCACGATCGCCGCGACGGACGGCCGCCGATGTGCCGTCGATGAGTTCGAGGCCGACACGAAGGGCATGGTCGGCACCCCGCCGGTTGTCCCCTTGCGTGCGATGAAGACCCTCGACCGTCTCCTTCCCGACGCGGACTCGGTCGAGATCTGGCCGAGTGATCGCACCTGCGAGTTCCACCTCGGCAACGCCTGGCTTCAGTCCCGATTGGTCGAAGGGCGTTTCCCTCGCTACAAGGATGTGTTCCCGGACCCATCCTCATATCAAGGCAAGGCTGAACTTACCGCTGGCGATTTCCTTCAGGCCTGCCAGGCCGCCCAGATCACCACGAACGACGAATCGCGCGGCGTCGATTTCACGTTCAACGAAGGCCTGGTCAAGCTCAAGAGCCAGGGCGCGGACGTGGGCAGTTCGCTGGTCGAACTCCCCCTCGCCTACACCGGCCCTTCGATTGAGACCACCTTCGACCCCCGCTACCTGGCCGACATGCTGCGGACCTTCGAGCCCGGCACGACGCTCCGGCTCGACCTGATCGACGACAAGAACGCGGCCATGTTCAGTTTCGAGGGATACCGCTATGTCGTGATGCCGCTAACGAGGGAACGGAAATGACCAAGGCCCCGTTCCCCTATCACGGGGGCAAAAGCCGCGTGGCCGAACTCGTTTGGAAACGACTCGGCGACGTCGATAACTATTGCGAACCGTTCATGGGTTCGGCGGCCATGCTGCTCGCTCGGCCGCACGCGCCTCGCGTCGAAACAGCGAATGATTATGATTGCTACGTGGCCAATTTCTGGCGCGCGACCAGCAAAGACCCCGACGCTGTGGCCGAGCATGTCGATTGGCCAGTGAACGAGGTCGATCTTCACGCCAGGCATCGTTGGTTGGTTCTCTCCGACGAGGCCAAGGCCTTCCGCGACCGCATGCGAACCGTCCCCGAGTACTTCGACCCGAAGATCGCAGGCTGGTGGTGCTGGGGTGCGGCGTGCTGGATCGGCGGGGCGTGGTGCCAGGTCCGCGACAGCCTGCCCGAGAAGATCCCGGCCGCCGCGAGAGGTTCACGCCGAGAGGGGCCGAAGCTTGCAGCTCGCCGACCGGCCCTCTCGGGAGACAATCCTGGCTCCTACGGCAAGGGTGTGCATTCCAAGGGGCCGACGCTCAGCCAACAGGTTCCGCGTATCGGCGACGGATTCGGCCGAGGCGTCCACTCGAAAGGACCCAATCTCTACCAGGGCCGCCCCCAGCTCGGCGACGCATTCGCTAGGGGCCGCGGCGTTCACGGTCACGACGTCGCGATCACCTGCGAGAATCGCCACGAATGGCTTCTCGGCTGGTTCCGCCAACTCCGCGATCGACTCCGAACCGTCCGCGTGTGCTGCGGCGACTGGCTGCGGATCTGCGATTCCCCTTCCGTCACGACTCGCCTGGGAATCACTGGTCTGTTCTTGGATCCGCCTTACTCCGCCGAGGCCGGTCGGGACATGAGTCTTTATGCATGCGAAGACGGCGATGTTGCCCATCGCGTGCGTGAATACTGCCTCGAGCGCGGCGACGATCCCAAGATGCGGATTGCCCTCTGTGGATACGAAGGCGAAGGGCACGAGGCCTTAGAGGCCAAGGGCTGGGAAGTCGTGGCCTGGCGAGCCAATGGCGGCTACGGCAACCGGAGCGAGAAGGGCCGCGCGAACCGAGAGCGAGAGAGGATCTGGTTCTCGCCGCATTGCTTGCGGGATGAAGTGGTTCAAGGCCAACTCTTCGGCGATTCCGAGTAGTTCGCGTCAGTCTTCCGGAGTTTCCGGATAGCTCAAAGGAGTAAGGAATGCAAAGCTCATCAATCGAATGGACGGACATGACAGTCAACTTCATCCGGGCCCGATGCAAGATCACCGGCAAGATCGGTTGGTTTTGCATCATCTGTAGCCCTGGGTGCGCAAACTGTTATGCATGGAAGTGGAATATCTTTCGGGGCAACGGGCATCACTTCAAAGCCACATCACTTAAAGATGTCGAGATCTTCCTCGACGAGAAGGTCTTACAGAAACTGCTGAAGCGACGAAAGCCCGCAAAGGTCTTTCCCTGCGACATGACCGACATCTTCGGCCCCTGGGTCAAGGAAGAATGGCTCGACAAGATCTTCGCGACGTTCGCGATGTGTCGCAATCTGACATTCCAAGTCCTGACGAAACGCCCGGAACGGATGCGGGATTACTTGCGACAAGTCAGCGACGAAAAGGATATGCAACGTTGGGCACAGCATGCTTGCGACCTCACTCAAAGCCCTTGCGCTGAACTGATTTTTGAAGACCTCAACTGGCCTTTGCCAAATCTCTGGCTAGGCGTCTCCGTTGAGGATCGCAAGCACGGCCTACCGCGTATCGACGTGCTTCGCGAGATCCCGGCCGCCGTGCGTTTCCTGTCGATCGAACCCCTGCTTGAAGACCTGGGCGAGCTCAATCTCGACGGGATCGACTGGGTGATCGTGGGTGGCGAGAGCGGCCCTAAGGCTCGGCCAATGCATCCCAATTGGGCACGGTCGATCCGCGATCAGTGCATCGAATCAAAAACCCCGTTCCTGTTTAAGCAGTGGGGTCGATGGGGGATTAGTGGTCAGTGCCCCAATGGCGGCATGGGGCTAAAAATCAAGCATTCGCTGTGGCTTGATGACCGAGACGGCACGCAGGGCCATGGCGTTAGTGACCTTCGTCATCACGCAAATATCCTCGACGTCGGAAAGAAAGCCGCTGGTCGCTTGCTCGACGGTCGCGAGTGGTCGGAGTTTCCGGAGGTGGCCACGCGATGAACCCCGACGAGCTCATTGTCGATTCGTTCGCGGGCGGAGGCGGTGCGTCCCTCGGTCTGACGATGGCCCTGGGGCGCTCGCCTGACATCGCAATCAACCACAGCCGCAAGGCGATCGCGATGCACGCGGCAATCCATCCCGAGACACATCACTACTGTGAAGACGTCTGGGAAGTGGATCCGCGCGAAGCCACACGAGGCCGCCCGGTCGGCGTGGCCTGGTTCTCGCCGGACTGTTGCCACTTCAGCCGCGCGAAGGGGTCGCAGCCGGTCAAGAAACATATTCGCGGACTCGCAAGCGTTGTGATCAAGTGGGTTCGCGACGTGCGTCCCCGGATCATCATGCTTGAGAACGTTCGCGAGTTCGAGGACTGGGGGCCACTCCTTCCAATCCTGAAGGCCGACGGGACTCCCGAGTTATTTCCTGATGGCTCCCCCAAGATGCGGCCTGATCCCGACCGGGCCGGCGAAACCTTTGCCGATTGGGTCCGGATCCTGCGGAACCACGGTTATCGGGTCGAATGGCGACCCCTGAACGCGGCGGATTATGGAGCTCCCACGCATCGCCGACGCCTTTTTCTCGTCGCTCGATGCGATGGCCTGCCGATCGTCTGGCCGGAACCGTCGCACGCCGACCCCGCGAAGATCGGCAAGGGGCTGTTCGATCAGCATTTGTTGCCCTATCGCACGGCAGCCGAGTGCGTCGACTGGACGCTCCCATGTCACTCGATCTTCTTGACGAAAGCCGAAGCGAGGGCGCAGGGCCTGCGGTGCATCCGGCCCCTGGCTGAGAACACCATGAAGCGGATCGCCATGGGACTGAAGCGGTTCGTGCTGGACAACCCTCGTCCGTTCCTGGTGACTGTGAATCATGGCGGGGATCACTTCCGCGGACGCTCGATCGACGAACCGGTCGGCACCCTGACGGGCAAGAATGGTTATGGTGTTGTCTCGCCATTTTTTACGGCCCAGTTCGGCGAACGCCAGGGGCAGGCGCCTCGGGCTCATCGTGCTGACGAGCCCTTGCCGACGATCACGGCCCGGGCCGGCGGTGGCTTCCCTCTCGTCACCCCGTTCCTCTCGGCTTACTACGGGGAAGGGAACGATCCCGGCCCGCGCGGCAACCACCTCGACGAACCCCTACGCACGCAAACCGCATCAAACCGGTTTGCCCTCGTCTCGGCCTTCCTGGCGAAGCATTACGGCGGCGTGACAGGTCATGAGCTCGACCGGCCGATCGGAACTATCACTTCGGTCGATCATCATTCCGTCATCGCCGCGACCCTGATCAAGAACAACCACGGCGACAAGCAGGCGTTCGCATTAGATGAGCCTCTACGCACCGTCCTGGCCGGCGGCAAGCATCACGCATTAACGTTTGCCTTCTTGACCAAGTTCTACGGCCGATCCACCGGCCATCTTGCCGACGAGCCGGCCCATACGATCCCGAGCAACGACCGCCTCGGGTTGATCACAGTTGAAGGCCAGGACTTCGCGATCGTCGATATCGGGCTGAGGATGCTCGGTCCGCGTGAACTCTATCGATGCCAGGGTTTCCCCGAAACCTACATCATCGACCCGATCGTTGATGGGAAGCCGCTGAGCTTGGGTGACCAGGTCGAGATGTGCGGCAACTCGGTTTGCCCCCAGGTCGCTGCGGCGATCGCCAGGGCGAACGTGGGAGTGATGAGCCACAAAGAAACCATCGGTGCATAGCCAGGAGCTTAATCCCATGTCCCGCGTTGAAGTGAAGATCGAAGAAGTTGACCTCGAAAACGAGGACGGCCGCGAAGTCCCAGGGGTCCGCGCGACCTGCCAGGAGTGCGACCACGAGGTGGAGTCGTTCGGCACGAGTGATCGAAGCCGGCGACGATGCCTGGCATTATTGCGGGACGACTGCCCGCTCGGGGAGGAAAATTATTATGTCGATGCGGATGAGTGAGCTCGACCGACTGTTCCCCGACGACTCCAAGACCGCGATCTTGAGTCCCTGCGGAACCTATCGCTATATGCTCGGCCGTCATGTCCTTCCGCAAGGCTCGGGCACATGCAACTTCATCATGCTCAACCCGAGCACAGCAGATGCAACCGAAGATGACCCGACGATAACCCGATGCATCGGCTTCGCGAAGAGATGGGGCTTTGCGGACCTGGTTGTCACTAATCTGTTCGCCTTCCGTGCGACCGATCCACGCGAGCTATCTAAAGCTTCCGACCCGATCGGACCTGATAACGATCGGCTGATTCTCAAGTATGCGAGGGATGCAAGCTTTATTGTTTATGCATGGGGGCAACACGGCACGCTGAAGGGCCGAGATAAAGCCGTGCTCTCGATGCTCAGGGGCTTCCCGACGTTCTTTCTGCAAAAGACCAAGGCGGGCCATCCAGGGCATCCGCTGTATCTGCCGAGCCGATGCACGCCGTTGACGTGGGAGGATGAGGATACAGATGATTAAAACAACGGTCATCTCAGTACGTGGCCAGGACTATGAAAGTCTCATGGCCAACCCCGACTTTGTTTATGTGGGCCGCCGGGTTCACTACACAAAATGGCAAACCCCGTCCGTATTCGCGAACCCCTACAGCGTCCACAGCTTCCCCAGCAATGCCCTGGCCTTCTTTGAGGCGGATCTCGCCCTTGCGTACCTGGGCCTGATCGTCCCGAAACGTATGGACAGGCATGGAAAGTCTCATCATTACGAGGATCAATTCCGCGCGATGATCCCACGCTTAGGCGAACTGCGAGGTAAGACGCTCGGCTGTTGGTGTGGCAATTACCCTGAGAACCCAGACCTGGTGTGTCACGCCCGCCTGCTGGCCGAACTGGTGAATGCGATCGAAGGGAGCAAGAGATGAGTATTAAGATCGGTTTCGACATCGGTGGGGTTCTATCGAAGTACCCCAGCATCTTCCGGCCACTCATCGACGCTCTCATTAAGGGCGGTGCTGAAGTTCACGTCATCACAGACATGCACGAGCGATCCGAAACGCTCGAGATGCTTCGACTGAACGGCCTCGGCGACATTCCGCCCGAGCGAGTGCATAACTCCGACTTCGAGCGATACGGAGAAGCTTGCAAGGCCGTTCTACTCAAGCAGCTAGGCGTCGACATTTTCATTGACGACTTCCCGGCTTACCTCGCTGGAGGCTGTCCGGTTCGACTTCAGGTGTTGCCTGACATCGACCGGCCGTATTACGCGGATGAGTGGAAGACGTCGGGCAAAGAGGGCGAGTTTGGGCGTCGGAAGAGAGTCGAGGCGTATCTGAAGGAAGGTCAAGTATGACCACAAAAGCACGCGAACGCTCGATCTGCCTCAAGACCTGGGAGCCGCCCGCGTTTCTCTCGGGCCGCAAGGCTCAGATTCGGCGACCCGTCAAGAATCAACCGCCACTAGGGTGGGACCGTCATTGCTGGTTCGACGCACCAATCTACGGTTGGACAAATGAGCCTGGGCCCGCCCTTCAGTGGCACAAGGCCAAATGCCCGTTCGGCCGACCTGGGGACACACTGATCGGCAAGGAAGATCACCTCGTCCACGCGTACGGCGAACGCCCCAACTGGCGAGTTGACAGCATCATCTACCGCGCCACGACCGAATGGTATGACTTCGAGTTTAGCCATGGCGACATCGGCAAATCATTCAATCCGCCGATCTACTGGCGCGGCGAGATCCATTGGGGCTGGCACTCGGCATCCGAGATGCCGCCGCAATTCGCTCGCTTCAAGTGGCACGTCGGTCGGGTTTGGGTCGAGCGGGCGCAGGAGCTCAGCGACCACGACGCGATGAGGCTGGGTGGATACGAGTGGAATCACGGATTCTGTCACTCGAAAGAATCCGGCACGCACGAGAAACCATCAGGTTCGTTCGCTGAGCGTTGGCGTCTCGACTGGCCTAAGCTCCCCTGGGAGTCCAACCCCTGGGTCTGGTGTGTCGAGCTGGAGGGGATTTGATATGAAGCAACCCACATTCTTCGACTCCCAGCGCACGACTCTCGAAGACTCGATCGAGATGACTGCTCAGTCCCTGGCAGCCTACGGCGAACGCTATGACCACTGGGCTTTCGCGTACTCGGGTGGCAAAGACTCGACCGCGTGCCTGACGGTGGCGATGCACCTGCTTAAGACCGGCCGCATTCCACGGCCGAAGCGAATCACGGTCTGTTATGCTGACACGCGAATGGAGCTTCCTCCGCTTGCGGCTTCGGCCTACCGCATGCTCGGGATCCTCCGCGACGAGGGGATAGAGACTCGAGTGGCTGTCGCGCCGATGGATAAACGCTTCTTTGTGTATATGCTCGGCCGCGGTGTTCCCCCTCCGAACAATCGCACCCTGCGATGGTGCACCCGACAGATCAAGGTCGACCCAATGGTTGATCAACTGAAGGAACTGGTCGGCGGCCTGGGCGGCAAGGTCCTAATGATTACGGGGGTTCGCCAAGGCGAAAGCGCGATCCGAGACCAGCGAATCGCCTTGTCCTGCTCGAAGGACGGCTCGGAGTGCGGCCAGGGCTGGTATCAGGAGACCTTACCCGAATCCCTGTGCGACACATTAGCCCCAATCCTTCACTGGAGGACCTGCCTTGTTTGGGATTGGCTCATGGGCTTGCTCTCACCCGAGTGGAGACACGGCTATCCAACCGAGATGGTTGGCCGAGCTTACGGGTTCGACCTCGAAGGGTCGGCCGCCGAAGTCAACGCACGAACCGGATGCGTCGGCTGCCCGCTCGCGAATCAGGATTCGGCTATCGACAATCTTTTATCGATGGGTGAACCCGAATGGGAATACCTTCGGCCCCTGACGCGGCTCCGTCCGCTCTACCGCTGGCTTCGTGAACCCGCCCAGCGACTTCGCAAGCCCGGTGGTGAACGACGGCAAGACGGAACCTTGTCGCGCAATCAAAACCGCATGGGTCCGTTGACGCTCGATGCTCGCCGCGAAGCCCTGCGGCAAATCCTCGCGATCCAGCAAGAATGCAACGATCTATGCGGGCCCGGCGTGGCACCGGTGGACATCCTGAATGCCGAAGAGGTCGCTCGAATCAACGAGTTGATCGCCGCGGGAACTTACCCGAACAAGTGGGACGGCGACGAGCCGACCGGGGATATGCCGTTTCTGGAATGGATGCCGGATGGGTCGATTCAGCGAAATCTCTACGACCAGTTTGGAGAGGGAATATGACCGCCAACGGCAACGGATTGCCGCCGCATACGATCGAGGGTCGGCTCGAATACCTGACGTCCTGCGTCGAGACCTTGCTCACGGTGGCTCAACAGATCCTCGGCCGAACCGACGGCGGCCTAGCCGAGATCAAAGCAGGCCTCGAGAATGCGTCGGCTCGCCGCACGAAGGAGTGGTATTCCGTGGCGGAAGCGGCCGCGGAGCTTGAGTGCAAACCGGGAACCGTCCGGAAGTGGTGCCTTTACGGCCGCATTCGCGCGAAGAAACGACTCTCAGGCCATAGTATCGCGAACGATTGGGAGATCCACCGCGATGAGCTCGATTACTACCGGAACCACGGACTCCGGCCGCTGCGGCTAGTCGCCGAGCAATGATTCAATCGCGCTCTTTCGCGTCCGTGGAAAGAGATGGCGATACCTCGAACGCATCGCCTCGGTCTGGTGGCCCATAAAGGAATCAATCACCCGCTGGTCGACACCTTTCGACGCGAGGATGGAAGCGAAGGAGTGCCGGAGCGTATGGAAACCCGGCACCTTCGAATAGCGCGGGTGCGAAGCGAGCGACCGGTTGAGATGCCAGGTTGCCTGGTCTTTGGAAACCGCCGACCCATCCGCGTTGGCGAAGGTCTGGATTCCGCCGGGATGCGCCGCAAGCCAGGCCTCGAGTATCCCCTTGAGCTTTGGATGCAAGTCGACCCGCCGCTGAGTTTCGGACACCGACCGGTCCCGTTTCTTCTCCCGGATGTGGACCGCTCCATTCTCGAAGTCGATGTCTTGCACCTGGGATCGACAGAGTTCAGAGCGGCGCGCCGCTGTCATCGCACACATCGCGACCATGGGATGAATCCAGGGCGAGCTCGCGCTAGCCTTCACGACCTCGACCAACTCTTCCACCTGGGGCCCCGTTAAGTACAAGCACTCCCAGAGCCGCGATTCTTCTTCGGGGCTCAACTTCCCGCGCGCAAGCCTCGCCTCAATTTCCTCGAAGGTCCGGAACGGTTCACGCCCGCGGCTCTTGCCGATCTGGAGTTCCCTGAGCTGCCAGGGGCAGGGGGCCGCAATCAGTTTGACCCGGAACGCCCAGTCCCAGATCCGCCGAAAACTCCGAAGCTCCTTCGCCGCGGTCTCGGCCGAGACCGGCTTGTCCCGCCAGGTCTCGCGCCGCCTGGCCGCCGCGTACCTCTGCGCCTCGGCCAACCCGACTGACTCAATCAAGGCTGACTCCCCCAGGATCCGCGCGAGATGCCGCCGGTGAATTGCTTCGGTCACGAGGGTGGTATCCTCCTTGGCCTCGGCCGGGATATCCGCTTTGAACCGCTCGAAGATCATTCCGATCGTTGGCGCAGACCTGGGAGTCTCTTTGGGTTTGCCAGCTTGGCCAACCTGAAGCTCTCCACCGGACGCGATGAACTGGGCAGGGTCAACGCCCTCGGGAATGACGAGCCACCCCTTTTTGATTCGCATCAGGGTTTCATTGACCCGGGCAAGCCACAGTGAAGCCACATCTTCGGCCCTGGTCGCCAGGCCGCGCTTGCACTCTTTGCCTTCCCAGCGGAAGGTCACGAGGTAGTTTCCGTTCTTATCCTTCCGTAAGCTCGCCAT